TTAGACGACCCTGAGGAGTGATGGCTTCATCTAGTTCGCCCTCATTCTCATCTTCATCTTCGTCTTCGTCCTCTTCGGCATCATAGTATTTACTTAGGTCTTGCCATGAAGAAGATTCAATTTCATTGGTGACATCTGCCTCAATTGCAGCCAAGTCAGCCTCAGTGTATTGATTTGCCTCATCGTCCGCAATCATGGCCTCTAAACCAGGTAAAGGTGATAGTTGATATGGCGAAGGGTAATTTGCAGGTGAGATATTGTCGGTGCAAGGTCCCATTGTCTGACCCATTGTCTCTTCTGAGATAGCTCTCATAAAGTCCGCGTGTGACTTATGCGCTCTCTTCACAAGACTTTCTTTTTCGATTGAAGATTTCAATGAGTGATAGCGGTCATTGAACTTCTCTACATGATTAGGTGCCACGTGGTGTTCTGCACCATCATAGAACTTAACCTTGGAGCCAATCGAAGTTGCTTTGCGAAGTTGCATAACAAGATGTTTAGGTTCTTCTGCTCTCTGGACTGCCTTTTTCTTTGCAATATCTTTCTTGGCCTTCGCGATTTTTTTCGGGTCGGCAAGTGTCTTTCTTAGTTTGGCAGCAAATTCAGAACGCTTCTTGGCACCTAGGGCCGAGATTTCGTCGAGTTGTTGTTCTTGGATAGCATCACCAGAAAATGGATTCATTGCTGGTATCTTGTCGGCGGCAAGACCTTCTTGACCTGGGGTCATAGCTGCCCACTTCTTGCGAAGTTCTGGACTACCCCATTCGTCTTCTTTACCTAGTTCTTCTTTGACCGTGCTGTTGTTTAGACGTTTTGCCATGCCAGCACGAATTCGCGAGAGAGACCCAACACTGCTCTGTGGTGTTCTTGGTTTTTCAGCGGCAGGATGCATCGTAGGTTTAGCAATCGGCGGACGTTTTGGTGGCGTTTTCGGCGTATAACCATTACTAACGCTGTGTGCATTTTGGTCAATACCATACTCGTTTATCTGCTCGATTTCTTCGTTGCAATTCCAGCGACGAAGTGACATAGCCTTACGAGTTGGGCGGCCCTTCTCATCTTTCATTGGACCTTTCATGCCACCCATACGAGCGCAGAATGACCTGCGACGACCAGCAGCTTCGCCCTTAGGGTCTAGCTTGCTAGGAGGAGTTGTAACGGCAGTCTTAATACCCATGGCCTTAGCACCCTTACGAGTTAACCCAGCACCATCTTCTGTTGCGCGGTAGTGACCCTTAGAGTCTTCGCCGCGCTCTTCTGGAAGAATTGAAGACTTAGTTACCTTTGATTTGAATACAGTGTGGTCAACACCGACTCTCTTTGCTGCAACCTTATGAGCATGAGCGGTGTTCTGAGCCTTAACATGTACCGAACCAGCAGCAACAGCTTTACCCGCATGTTGCTTAGGAAAGTCTACCTTCCACATGCCATATGCTTCTTCAACTTTGTTTGAGACTTCGGTCGTCTGTGCATTCAATGGCTTCTTAGCTTCATCGCCGTTTGCCACTTTATATGCTTTATCCATATCTTCGTCGCTATCACTCTCTTGTGGCTTTAGACCAGGATTTGAATGGTAGCCATAGTCGCCTTCTTTAGGAAAGCCTTCTCGTGGATAATGGGCGTTTGCTTCTTCGATTGGAGGAGTGCATTCGCCGCAACATTCTGGAGTACCACAGTTAACATGCTCGGCGTCTTCTTTAACTTGACGACCCATGCCACTCGAATAGGTATTCAATTCATATGGGTGTGTGCCACCCTTGTTGAATACTTGGACATGTACCATGTGCTTCTTGCCACTAGTGTGAGTGGCTGGCATACTTACAGAAGTGGTATTGCCTTCGCTTGGCTTCTTAGAACCAACACCAACGTGCTGAAATCTGTCATCGTCACTTACATTAAGACCAGACTTTTGGTGGTGTGATAGTGCATGATTGATTGCATCTGTATACGATTTGTGATACAGTGTGTAATCAGAACCACGAGCCTCTTTCAGTCTCGCCTTCGCTTTTTCAATAATATTAGCCATTAAAAGTATCTCCAGAAGCTAAAACGTTTGCTATATTTATAACAATTACTTCTTCGATTTTCCGGAGTTGATACGATCAACCTCAGTTTTGTTATCTGCAATCCACTTTTGTAGAGCAATCAATTGCTGGGCGTTTTGCTGGCATCTGGAGTAGTTTGTGATGATTCCGACGAGGGCCGTAGTGTCTGTAATTCCTGAGGAGGACGCATCAGAAGCTCTGGTGGGGTCGGCATCACTGGCAGTGGCACTAGAGTCGTGCGTGAACACCCAGCCGTTAGACATAACAGACTGGCTAGGAACAATGTTTTTGGCGGTATCAATGTAAACATATTCTTTCTCTCTAATTGTGTTTGTTCTATCAACATATTCGGTAACTACATTGTTACTTATTTCAGCATTCTTTTTCTCAAGTTCGGCAACTTGTGTGCTTGCCTTAGCAGCAAATCTTTGAAGTTCTGCTTCAGCATAGGCTGATCCCTTCATGTATCCATATAAGAATACACCAAGTATTAAAGCAGCGCCTGCTAATAATTTATATGGGAGAGGGATCATACCGAACATATTTAATTCCTTATTCTTCTTCTGTCTTCTTAGTTGGTTTCTTCGGAGCGAACTTCTCTACACCAGTAATACCAAGAGTGCCGATAACAATATACATTACGCCGTTGAAGATGAATTCCTCGATGGTGAAGTCCCAGAATAGATTTGCAATATAACCAGTAGCAATAAGCAGAGTTGATACAACTGCTACCATACGTTTAGTCGATGGATTACCACCGTCTGACATCATATCTTTAAGGTATGTTAGAAATTTGCCCATCTCAGATTCCTAGAAATTGTTTGAAGGAGAATGTTTCATGAAGTCCCATGCCATGACGGACATCTTTATAGAGTTCACTCTTATGCTTTGTGGACATTGCACTAGGTGCCATCTTATGAAATTCTTTTTCGTTACCGGCGGCCGCATGTTGACGCATCTTAGTACCAGATGCACCGGCTACACCTGTATCGGCATCCGAACGTTCTTTACCAACGGTATGAATCGTAATCTTTTTGAAGTTGTAGTGGCCATGACGACCTTCTTTGCCATTATACTTATGCGCAAGGGCATGAAACTCATGGGCCCTATCCGAACCAACGTGTAAGTGTAAGTGGGTAACGCCTTCACTATGAAGTCTTGACATTTGGTGCAATAGAGTTGGATGCTCTTTGTCTAACAGACGAACATTGGCACCCGGAAATGCCCTCTTAGCATGTTTCAACTTCTGTTCGGGCGTCAAAGGATTCTTCTTAGCATCATGTGTGCCAGTAAGAACGATGGTATGTCCGTGTGAGCCAGCAGTGTTACGCACCTGGTTTACAACAGCTTCATGACCCACCGTGATTGGGTTCATTCTACCTTGCGTGATATGATGGTGGACTTCGCTCATTTCTTACCTCTACTAGCTCTTAGTATGGCGCTACGTTCGCGGTTAGCTTTCGAGAAGCCTTCGCGATCAACTACCTTTAGACCATGAGCAACATAGCCTTCGCCGCCGGCGGCTGCACCATTAATGTGTGTCGAGAACCCACCGCCACCGCCGCTATCCAATCCTCTAGCAAGATGATTTGTCGCTTGTTGCAGGTGATGGTGAATCTGAAACGATCTTTGAAAGTGCTTCTTGTTGGCATCTACTTGAGATAGATGAGTATTCATAGTAGCAGTCTTGCGCTCTTTAGCAGCCGGAGTCTTGACGGCATCTATTAGTTTCTGGTGTGCCGTCTGCAAATGCTTTCTATACCCCTCCGCAGAAGGTTTTTCGCCACTTGTAACGCTTCTATTGATATATGTTCTTAGGTGCGTTTCATGGCCAGGTAGATGGTCATATGTGTGACCCTTCATCAACTTTTCTGCCGCAGTCAGATGCTCTTCTGCTTGGGACTTAACCTTAGTGTGGAGTTTACGTTCTTTATCTGATACAAGATGTTGTACCATATGAACATCAGGATGTGATTGAAACCGCGACATGTCCGTGATAGGGTGCGCAGTTCTTTCTGGACCCTTTAGCTCCGTATGTATAGTAACGCTGACCTTGGACCTCTTTAGCTTCTTTGCTTCTTCGCTGCCAGCATCTGCACGATATTCAATCGTGTTAGGAGCGTGGGAAATATGCGAAGAATGTTCGGACCGCTCATGTGGCTGGCTCATATAACCACCTTGATATTCACCCGGCGTTTTCGGAATAACTTTACCTAAGTGGGCATGAAGTGCTTTCAGAGGACCAACAAGATAAGGTTTATGGCCATGTTGCTTTTCAATATCGTCGGCAGAATAGTTGTAGTGAGAACCAGCACCCTTATACTTGACGCCAATCTTACCATCTGGTGTGCGAATTACATGGAAAGACATTCTATCATCTATCTTACGAGTAGATGGTGTTTTCCCACGTGCAACACCACGCAGAGTTTCCAATGCGTGGTGTGCAGCGTCTTGACTATCAAATGATCTATCAGAGGGATGCTCTATATGAGCAATACCACCAGTATGGGTAGCCTCAGTGATAAATTGTGTAAAGGATAACATAAGGGTCTCATCTCTATTGATTACCCTATATTTATAATACTTTCGAATCACATTCTCTCTTTTCTGTCTACTATTACATAATAGCAGATTCTGAGGGAATGTCAAGCGGTATTTTTATGGCAGTATGGCACTCAATTCTTCGGTCACATCCACTGTAGTGAGGTCGATAGGAGGAAAATCGATTGCGCCATTTAGATTGACTTGAAATGTTTCAGAATTTGTGGGCGCATCTGCATAATAAATTTCAAAGCCAGCAACGGTTTCTCTAGTGAATGAATCACCACCTTCAAACATGTGGGCAACTTTATCAAGTTCCTCGTTAATCATTTCAAAAGTAGGGTCGCCAGTAAAATACTTTATAATGTATTCTTTACCACCCATTGTTTTCCACAGAGGCAAATCTTGACTGCCAACATTTATCCAAATAAAAGATGACACTACTAATTTGAGTTCATTATCCATAATATTTCCTAAAAACTGGTGCGCCCGGTAGGACTCGAACCTACTACCTCAAGATTAGAAGTCTCGCGCTCTGATCCAGATGAGCTACGGGCGCATAACTATTGTATACTACATTTATAACAGTTTGTCAAGTTAAAACTCAAACTTTGAAAAATCTCTTCGCTTACCAATGGTAGTATTTTCAAACACTGGAACATCGTCTTGTCCAGAGTCCATAATACCAGCCTGAGCATCATCTTCCAAGTCATACAGTTTCATCTTACCACGGTCGATACCAACCATGAAGCGTTTGTTCATACCCGGGTCGTTGTAACGATTCTTCAACTGCTTTATCATCAACTGGCCCATCTTGTCAAGTTCTTCTGTTGCGATAAGGGCAAACATCAAGTCAGCCGTAGCTGGTAGACCAAATGATTCCGATGTATCTGTCAATTCAACATCTGAATTGGCATAACCACTACGGGTTGTCTGAGTAGCAGAGACGATTGGCAAATCAAACTCTACAGCCAGACCACGGAGTTCTTCTGCGATACCCTTAATGACAGTGTAAGAGTTGGCACCAGAAGATGCTTTGTAGCGGCTTGAGGCACAGATATTCAGATAGTCAATGAAGATGACATCTGGTTTAAAGTTTCGCTTCAACTGGAGTTCATTCAATAGAGCCTTGAAATGGCCAACATGGGCGCTGGCTGTTGGATATTCTTTGACAATCAAACGACCTTCTGTCTTCGAACGAATCTTCGCAATCCGCTGGTCGAACATTGACTTAGATAGGTCTTTGAGTTCTTGAATGTTGACGTTCATCAAGTTGGCATCAATACGTTCTGCGATACGTTCTTCTGCCATTTCTAGGGTGATATACAAAACGTTCTTGTTCTGACCCAATGCACCTGCAGCCATGTGGCACATGAACAGAGATTTACCAACACCAGTACCAGCAAGAGCAATGTTCAATGTCTTATTTGGTAGACCACCATTGGTAATCTTGTTGAACATCTCGAGGTCAAACGGCAACTTAGTTTCTGCCCGGTGATAGAAATCAAAACGGTCTTCGGCGTTATCAATGTAGTCATGTCCTACGTTGTTATCAAACCCAACTGCCAATGCATCTTGGAGAATGGAAGGAATACCATCTTGCGAATGTACCTTGTCTTCGCCATCAATGATTTGAATCGATTGCATAATGGCATTATACACCGCTCGGTCTTTGCAGAACTTTTCGGTCTGGTCTAGAAGCCACTTCTCATTGGCATCCACATCATCATCAAGTGCGGTTAGAGTTTCTGTAACGTGCTGATACTCTTTCTCATTTACCTTGCGGTCATTTTGTAGAGCAATGTTTATGGCATCGATGGTAGGAAGAGAATTATATTTGGTAACAAATTCGTTGATGTAACGATAGATTAACTTCTCGGCGTTGTCTGTAAAATATTCATCTTTAATGAATGGGATTACCTTACGCAGGTAATCCTCATCCGAAATCAACTTACTTAGGATAATAGTTTCAATTTTCTTCTGCAACATTCACATCCTCTAGTTCAAAATATTCTTCATAATCATTAGCAATCTTCATACAACAATCTTCACATACCCACTTCTCAAAAGTTAGGCCATGTTCTGAACCATGAAGACAGATTGCAGCATCTTTCTTAGGATTGATGCCGCAACCACATTCGTCACAGATTTTCGTATTCTTCTGAAACATCTTCGTCAAGAATTTCCACATTTTCACCCTCCATCATTTGTCCACCTGCCATGCGGTATCGTTTTTCAACCCACTCACTGAATGTTGGGTCAGTCAGAACTGGCAGCCAGAATTCTTTATTGTATGTATCATTCAAGCGATGCTTCTTTTCTTCTGTCGCCAACTGGTACCAACCATTCGATGGCTTGATAACGTGACCACTTTCTAGTGCCATATCAAGTAGACCAGACCACTTACTGATACCACCTTCAAAGGTAACTTCAATCGGGATCTTACTCTTTTCTCGCACAAAGCGGGACTTCTCTACGTTGATGATAAAGTTATAGCCAACTACCTCGGTGCCCTGCTTCTCTTGCTGGCGACCAATGATAAAGATGTTGTCAGCCGAGTAGTAGATGCCTGTACCACCAGAGACGATTGCCTTGGGGAACATACCGATTTCCATGTAAGTATGATTGACAACTACCATCGGAATGTCTTTGATGGTAAGATGTGGTGTAATCATACGGAACAAGGACTTCATTTGCTTGGCGCGAGTCATGTCTGCAACAGACTTACCGTCTAGGGCATCATCAACTTCTTTCTTAGAAGCGAGGTTACCAACAGAGTCAACAACAATCATAACACGATCCTTGCGTTCAAGTTCGTTGATTTGCTTCATGATATCATGTTTCAATTGCTCAATATCGGTGATGGGAGTATGAACAACCTTACCAGTATCGATGCCAAAGTTCTCAAAGTATGATTGAGGAGCACCAAACTCCGAGTCATAAAACAGAACAATACCATCATCATATTTATCCAAGAAACTCTTCACTAGCATCATGGCAAACGCTGTCTTGAAGTGCTTCGATGGGCCAGCAAAGATAGTCAGTCCTGGTGTTAGGCCACCATCCAACTTACCAGACAGAGCCACATTCAATGCGGGAACAGAAGTCTGGATTAAATCCTTAGTGCTAAACAGTTTGCTTTCTGATAGCACATTTGTTTCTTTGATTGTGCTATTCTTTTTCAGTTTGTCAAGTAGTGCGTTCATGCAAATAGGTCCTCCAATGTTGCTTTAGGTTCGGTAGACCAGCCTAGGCCGTCTACAATCATGTTAAGTGGGTCAAGAAATGCTTTCTGGAACATCATCTTATAGTCTATATACCTGTGAATGTCAAGTTCTTTTGGCATTATTCCGAGAAAAGCAATACAATTTTCGTGCATTGTATTAGGCTCTTTGAGATAAAGAAACTTAATCTTTTCACCCTCTTGAATTAATTCATACTTCTTGTCAAGATTGGCTTTCTTGATCATATGGTTATACATTAGGGCACCACGAACATGCATCGGTGTCCCCTTGCCGTAGATATCAGCCGTAGATGTATACTTAGACAACCCATTTACGCCTCGTGGGAATGCAATCTCTTCGGGCGACATCTTGTAGAATGCCTCGCGGGTTTCTTCGATGAACTTTTGCAGAGTTGCTTCATCGGAAGTCAGGCAGAGTCTGACGGCTTCTTTGAGGCTCTTGCGGACGGGCGCTGGCGTAGACGAGCGGACGATTTCGAGACCCATGACCTTGAGTTTTGGCTCATCGTAACGGACGCCTTCGTTGTCATAGACATTAAGTGCATACCTCTTTTTTGCAACCCAGATGCCACGTTCCGCGATTGCCTCGCGTTTGAATATAATTTTCTTCTGAAATGCATTCGTGTAGTCCGCAAGTCCATCGCAACTCTTGTTGATCGCCTCTGTGATTTTCTCTTCGCAGATTTTATCGAGAACGCCAATGAGTTTGTCGCGGTCCATATCAGGATAAAACTTACTAACAAGAGGCTCCAGGGAAATATAACAAGAATCAGTATCACTGTAGAAAGAGTAGTTGTGTCCATTTGTTCCTACGACTTTGTTGAGATAAACGTCAAGTGCCTTACCTACTTCCTGAATAATATACTGACCAGTCATAGTGATACCCTCGGCTACACGAGCATCATAATAACGGAAGTATTCATTACCCATGGCACCGAAGAGAGAGTTCAACTGAATCTTTCTTGCCATTTGGAAGTTGTTATACTTCGAAATATTGTTCTTTAGTTTTTCATCTTTAGTAAGTTCATATTCTTTCTGCGCGGCAATCATTAACTTCTTGTAGCGTTGACGGTCATCAAAGAATTTCTCTACGATTTCTGGGAACAGACCTTGCTTGGTGCGATTATAGCAATACCCATTTGAGGTCATACAATAATCATTGTCTTTTAGGTCATCTAGATCAAAGGTCTTATCAAGAAGGCCGCGGACTGTGGTGTCTTTTACATAACCATTTACCATGGTCTCAGGCGACATATTATACTGCATAATGATTGACGGATACAGAGAGGTAGCATCGAAAGAAACTACCCAGTCATACTTACCGGGTTTAGGTTCTTGAACGTAAGCACCTTCGATGCCGCGACCCTGCTGGTCTTTCTTCTGCGGAATGTGGATATTCTTATCATACAAGTGATTGTAGAGAAGGCAATCCCAGGTGCGAACCTGTGAGAAAACATCATTGTAATTACACTTGGCGTCATAAGCCATTGTAAGAATAAGTTCAATCAACTTCAACTTACGTTCAAGTTCGTCCACAATTTCAACGTCTCGAACGTTGTATTCAACAAACTTCTGCCAGTCTTTAGTATAAAACTCACGGAAACTTTCATAGGGATTATCCAGCTTGTTCTTACCAAGTTCCACAGAGGCAATATGGTCTAGCTTGTAGGACTCTTGGTTAGAATACGTGAACTTCTTAAAGAGGTCCAGATAATCTAGAACGGCGATACCCTTCATTTCATAGGTAAACATTTCGCGACCCATGACATTCATGTTCTTACGTTGCACTAGACCCCAAGGAGAAAACTTCTTCTTGGTGGCATTTTCATCATTGAACAATCGCTCGACGCGGGCAATCATATATGCAATATCGAAAAGTTCAACGTTCCAACCAGTGATGATATCTGGATGATTGTCCGAATGAAATCTGATATAGGTTTCTAACAAGTCGCGTTCATTGTCACACTTAACATATAGAAACTTATTGCCAGTAGCACGAAGGGCTGTTATTTCTTCGGAGTTTACATCATCAAATTCACCACAACCAAAGGTAATAATCTGCCGAGAGACTAGGTCCTTGACAGTGATGAGAAGAATCTCTTCAATAGGATTATTGATATCTGGGAAGCCAAACTCGGCTCGCGTTTCGATATCGATTGTCTGAATCTTTAGAGCATTCATGTCCCACTGGATTTCACCGGGGAACTTATGCGTAATATACTGATACCCAAAGTTAGTCTGACCGTAGATAGGAAAGTTATCTACTTCACCATAGGTTTGAATAAACTCTTTGGCATCATTGTTACTTTGAAACTCAACGGGCTGGAGATTATCGCCATACAGAGACTTGTGGACACCCTGTTCTTTACTCTTCACATAGAGAACAGGAGAGAAGTCTTCCCTACGATTAAAGCGCACACCATTATGAACACCTCGAACAAGAATCTTGGAGCCATATTGGTGTGCGCTGGTATAAAACTTCATGTAAACCTCTTTTCAATTCAAATACTACTATACTATAAAACATAACAAAAGTAAAGAGAGTTAGTTACACCATGATGCCTTTTTTTCGCCCATATAGGCGCGGGCGAGGCCAGCCTTGATTAGTTCTGTTGATAGGTCCTTGCCATTATACTTGACATAACCAAGAACACGGCCACCAAACTTGTCCCATTCTTTTAGGTCAACCTGAATAACCTGTCCCGGCTTGATAACAGACTTAGTAAAGTTTGTTGCTGCTTCTCCACCAGCAGCTTCCTTAGGACACTGGGCACGTCCACCCTTTTCAGGTGTATCAACACCCAACACTCGGATTTTAATTACAGGTGGAATTGGAGCTGGCACCCATGGTGCTTCGACTTCGATTGTGTCCCCGTCCATAACTCTTGTTACCTTCCATGAATGCTCTACTGCTAGAGCGGGAGTGGCAATCAGGGCTGCGGCTAGAAATGCGGTAAATAATTTCATATGATAATCTTACTTTCTGGAATGACGATACCACTACCGAAACGAGTATTATATTCGTTCTTCATTCCAGTATCTGGTTCGAAAATAGAAACAACTGCACCAGCACGAATAGGAATATCTCCGGTCTGGGCATACGGGCAGAAGGGTGCTAGTCCAATACCAAACTGATTGTTCTGGTTAGGTACCATCATAATCAACAGAGGCTTTTGTAGGATTACAAGACCCTCAGCACTTTCATCAATGTCAGCAATGATTTCCTCACCGCTGATTAGCTTTATACATTTAATATTGGACATAGCATTCACCTTCTTAAATTATTACTTAGTTTTACCTTCTGCCAAGAATTCGGCAGCTTGTGATGGATATTCATTATCCTCATCGGTAATGTCGATCTTCTTGGCTTTCTTTTCTTCTGGAATAAATGCTTCAAGCCAAATCTTTAGCATACCATTTACCAGAGTAGAACTTTTTACTTCAACATTGTCGGCAAGAGTAAATTCACGTTTGAATCCTCGCTCGGCAATACCTTTGTAAAGGTATTCAGTATTCTCAGTGGCATCGATTTTACCACGAATACTCAACAGACCTTCTTGCAATTCAATATCAATCTCGGACTTACCGAAACCAGCAACGGCTAGTTCAATAACGTAGCGGTCTTCATCGACCTTCTTGATATTGTATGGGGGATATTTAATTGGCATCATCTGGGATGATTGGTCGGCAATATCTGCCAGCCTCTTCATAACACGGTCTGCGCCAACGAAATAACGATCCATCTGTGGGATCATTGTTGTATCAAATTTCATATTTTTGCTCCTATTAAGCGAGTTTAAAAAGTGTGCCATCCGAAGCATGGCACACTTTATTTATACTATACTTTTAGAAGAAAGTCAACTACTTTTTGCGACCGATGTTATACTTTTGAATAAGTTCCCACTCGTTCTTTTCTTTGTAAGCAATTACTTTGATTTGATTTAGAGGTGCCTTGTCCTCATGGATTTCTGGATTGAGAATGGTAATCAAACCCCAGTCCGAAAGTAAATGCGCAACAGTATTTCTACGTTGCAAGTCATTATCGCTAAAGTCCGCATCTTTACCATCTAAGGCAAAGAGTTCCTTAAAGTGAACAATGAAATACCTACCCTGCTTATGAAGGATATGGCATGACTGATAAAGAATCTTGTCCTTACGAGACGCTACCCCAATACGTGAAAGAGTTTCACGAACCTTTAGAAAGTCGTCTGGATTCTCCAACTTAACTTCCAAGGGAGCATACCCAGGATAGTTAATATCAAAAAAATCTTCGCTCATTTTCTACCACCTTTATACAATTTCTCTTTTATTGTTTTCTTTTGTTCTTCGGAGAGAATTGTAAGAGCTTGACTAGCTTTTTCATTACTATAGCCATAATACTCCTTGATCATCTCAACTTCGGCATCGTCTTCAATTTTGATCCATTTATCAAAACGCTTTCTAGACCTAATTGTATTTATAAGAAAAGTATTTTGCAGAGCTTTATCAAGGTGTGGGCGGCAGTTCATCTCGTTGGCTGGAATAACAGTATCGGCACTGAAACTCAGTCCACGATTGATGATCCAAGGGTTGTATTGCTTCTCTGACCACTCATCTACTATGAGATTGGTCTTCTTGTGGTTAATATCGTTGATGAAATCGAAGGGAGAAATCTTAGCTTTTTTCTCTACATAATCTTCTGGCTTATATTCTACCTTTGGATCCCCAAGACCCTCTAGAATACCGTCCATTACTTCCACTCCACCCCAGCCATAATCTCAACCAGACAGGCTACGAGATTGATTTCTTGGTTGGTAGCGAAAGCAGACTTGTATTGGTAGTCGGCCAGCAGAACGATAAGAGCCGCAGGATACTTAACATCATCAAGAAGGGTATCATAAATCTTACGGAAGATGATGCCAGCATCGTTGTCGATATTATCTACGACCCACTGACGGACCTTCTTGAAGTCTTTACCACGCAGAGCATCAACAAGTTCTTTCATGTTGATTTCTTGGACGTTGGCTAGAATACCGGCATCGATTGTACCGCTTACGCTGTAACGCTGGAGTTCATTAAGGACACGGCGATAGTCGGGAAAGTGCTTCTTGAGAACTTCGGCTACAACCTTGTCATCATACTGCACATTCTCGGTCTCAAGAATGTCACCGAGGCGCTTCATGAAACGACCAGCCATCTTGGGTCGGTCAGCCTTAGTCAACTTGAATTCAATCACCGCAGTTCGACTATGCAGAGGTGCAATGATACGGTTCTTGAAGTTACAGGTAAAGATGAAGCGGCAGTTGTTGGCAAACTCTTCAATGAAGGCACGAAGGGCTGGCTGAGTGGAATTTGGATTCAGATAATCGGCTTCGTCTAGAATAACAACCTTAGTCTTGCCGCTAAACGAGACAGAAGATGCAAACTCACGTATCTTGGTGCGGAGAACATCGATACCAGATTCTTCTGAACCGTTGATAACGATATAATCACAGCCTAATTCTTCACAAATGGCTCGGGCGATAGTAGTCTTACCTACACCAGCCGAGCCACACAGGAGCATATTGGGAATCTCACCAGTCGCCACAAACTGGCGAAAGGTATTCAATTGTTCATCGGGTAAGATGCAATCGTCCAGCTTACGAGGACGATACTTCTCAACCCAGAGGAAGTCTTCACGCATAATGATTCTCCATAATAAAATAAAATGTCCGTCGCGATATTAGTCTATCCACGGACGCTGGCTTAGTGACCAGTATTCACAGTATCAGTTGGCCGTTATACGACGGCCACCTGAGCATCAAAGTCATTGAGAATGAGGAGCTTATTGAACTGGCGAACAACTTCATCCATATCACTCGTGGTAAACGCAATGGTTACATCACGAGGGTCTTCTTCTGCATCATAAGGAATGCGGGCATTAAATGTAAATTCAAACTTAGTCATATTATTTCTCCTTAAATAGAGGACGCAGGGTCCATTGCAATGTAATAAACGAGTTCGCGACCCTTGCTCTTAAACTCCATGGCGCGCTTCTTGCCAAGCGTGACAGTGTAGTTATCAGACAGGACTTTGAGGTTCTCGGTCTTCACTCGGCAATCAAACACAGGAGCAACATCGGTGCTGATAGTCTTAGTGTAGGAGTTTGCCGATGAATTAGTGGGGTCGCCAACCTTGAGTTGAACCTGAGTACCATCCGATACAATGCTGATGATTGGTGCCGAGGTGATTGATGCGGCGCGGAGAATCATACTGATTGCATCCGCAGAAAGATCGAACGACCACACAGGTTCAATCTCAAGGTTTTTGTCGGGAGCAGCGGTCACGGTGCCAGGATCGGAATAGAAGTATTCGAACTTCGAGCCGTCCTTACTAACCTTGATGCTAGTCTCGCCAAAATCTACGTCCTGATCTTCCATAAGGGTCAGAAGTGCCAGAAGGCTATTCAGGTCATAGATGGCAATCTCACGCGGAAAGGTTTCAGTAACCGTGGCACGGGAGAAAATGTTCTTCCCAGGACTAACGGTACCAATCACATTACCCTGCCGAAACAGAATATTGGTATTGATACCAGCGTAGTTCTTTAGAAGTGAAAGTGTTTCATTAGAAATTTTCATAATATATTAACCTTTTTTCTTGTTGGTCTTAGTACCAGTATTTGTTATAACAGAAATTGTGTCGTTTGTCAAGAGAGAACTGGTACCCATATTATAGGTTGACCAGTCGGGCGTAGATGTGGGCAAAGTAGCAGAAATCGTACCACCGGATATCGTAGATGGTAATACACCAGTGAGAGTAACAGGTTCTATCTTGACATCCGTGTAAAGTCCTGCTAGACTAGGCTGTTGTGCCTTATCATGAACATGCAATGCAATGATGGCATAGTGAATGACCTTCATGAGGTCCTTGCGCCAGTCTTCGGGAGTTCCCTTATGACCGTATCGCTGGGCATACTTCATGATGTTTCCAACCGTGAAGCCTACACCATGTCCACCATCAATGATAAACTCGGTAGCTTGGTACTTGTTCTGCGAGTAGTGCTGCCCATAAGTGGCGTTGACATACTCAGTAACCTGCCGAAGCAGGTCACCTTCGTTATACTTATATTGAATTGTCATAATATCTCCTTAGAACGGTGTCTCTTCAAAAAATGCGTCTTCATTGACGTTATCGGTAGGGCCTGTGTCAATCTTGGCATCAACCTTACTGTAGAGGTCAAGAAACGCAGACTTGGTATCACCATCAAAACGGTTTACACAAAGTTCGACTGCTTTCTGGCGAGACTTGAACATGGCAAAGGCGTTAACGATGTGTTCCAGACGGCGAGTCGAAATCAGGTCGTCAATGCCACCATCGTAGAAAGTCTTACGAATGATTTCAGCCCAAGTGACAAGGTTGTCGGCGAATTCTTCATCGACCGCACCAGCCTTTTCCATCTTGTTCATGACAATCTTCTTTTCAACCTTAGCCGATGGGTATTCTTGTTCGACTGTGATGGCGAAACGCTCAAGGAAGGCATCATCAAGAATCTGGGCCGAGATGAACTTGCCGTCATCGGAACCACGACCCTTGGTGTTAGCAGTTGCAACCACGTTGAAGCCCTTGGCTGGGAAGACAGTCTCACCAGTCTTCTTATTGAAGTATGGCTTGCCTTCGAGAATGGCTTGGATGCACATCAACTTGTTCGAACCGCGGTCGATTTCATCAAGAATAAGAATTGCACCACGCTTCATGGCAGTCAGAACAGGACCTTCGCGGTACACTACGTTACCATCGACAAGGGTGTTGCCACCAATCAGGTCGTCTTCATCGGTTTCTACCGAGATGTTGACGCGGAGACATTCACGCTTCAACTTGGCGCAAGCCTGTTCAATCATTGTGGTCTTACCGTTACCAGACAGACCAGAGATGAACGTGGGATAGAAGGCTTCTGCCTTGAGAACCTTAATCAGGTCGGTGTAAAAGCCAAACGGAACGTAGGTCGCATCAAGACGAGGAACCAGATTGTCAATGATTACCTCTAGCTTAGGCTGCATCACCGTCTTAGCAACGGGCTTCGAGGTAATCTCAGCAACTGGCTGAGACATTACGGGCACAGGCTTGGCAGTCACGCCAACCATTGCAGCCGACAAATCGTAAACGCCACGAGAAATCTTCTCGCCCTCTTCCATAATCTTGTCAGCAATTCGGCTCTTGAGTCCAAGAGAATTGGACACGGCGATAACATCTTTCTTTCGAAAGACACCACCATTTGTATCGGCGGCACGAAGGGCAGACAACATGTCTTCACGGGTATTAATCATAATAAAATCACCTTTTCACAAACAAACATCATCAATCACATTATTTACTATAGACGATTCGCGACCAAATGTCAAGAACAAAATGCCTTTTGTGTCAACATTATTCATAGCGAATCACTTTCTCTCTTCTGTCTACTATTTTATAATAGCAGAATTGATGGAGAAGTCAAGCGGTAATTTTAGGCTACCGCTTCGACCATCTTGGTCAGTATCACACGACCGATAGATTTCTTATCTTGGAAGGCCTTGAAAGCCTTGGTCAGTTCCTTCTTATCGTTGGAGTCTACAGTCAGAGTATCTTCCTTGATTTGCAGACTGCTGCCAGCCTTGATAAGGAACTGGTCATCAAAGCCATTGATGTTCTTGAGGAGAGCGGCACTTTCCTTCTTGAAAGCCTTGCGGGCGGCATCACTTGCAACACCAGAGAGAAGCGAACGAGCCAAGAAATACTTGAGGTCATAAGAACCCATTAGGTAAAAGTTAATCATTCGCGAACCCGTGGTCTCACGATACAGGTCTAAAAGAGCCTTGCAATAAGACTTGCTGCGATAGCTATTGCCATCATATTGCTGCAAAAATGTGCGACGAGTCTTAGAGTCAACAATAGCTAGGTTCTTACGGTGATAATCATTGTGATGACCAACAGTTTCAAAGTTACAATCACCTTCACCATCGGTCAAGAATACCGACGAAAGAACTTCAACCCGATTGCGGTTCTTGAAGTCTTCGGCGATGTAACGGCCGAGAAGGATGGCTTCTTCTAGCGGAGTGCTGCCAAGACCAAAAGAGTTGGCAGCTGGACCGTCTAGATAAAGGTCATGATAGCTACGATTATAAGACTGGCCAAGAGCAAGAAGATTTGCCATCTGGGTCTTGAACTTACCACCAGAAACACCGGTAGCCACCAGCTGGAGCATACGGAAACTGGGGTCAGAAATCATCAGGTTGTTTGGGTCTGACAAGTTATTGCGGCTGCGCACTGTATCGAAATACGTTTGTGGTGCGCTAGAGTTCGTGATGAAACCGTAAACTTCAAACGGAATGCGAACTTTCTGGCAGAACGAAGCCAGTAGAACCAGCTGCTCCATGGTACCAGACATGTTGGAAGACATACTGCCCGACATATCTAGGTACAGAAGCATACCGTGGTTCTGACCGTTAGGAACAACCGTGTTCTGAAGGAACAAGTCTTCGGTGATTTTGTAAGCCCACACCTTGTCCATGTTGATGCGGCCAGTCTTGGAAGTCTGGGCGCGCATAAGCGACTTGGCTTTTTTCTTGCGTTCAAAGTCCTGCGCCATTGAACTAAGGTACTTGCTGTTCTTGCTCAGAAAGTCCTTGTAGAGTTCCATCTTGACCTGTTCGACCGTCTTACCTGCTCGGTATGCGGCGCCACCAACAGTGAACGTCAACATCTTTTCGACGGTGTTGATACCGACAATAAAATCAGCAGGGTTCAGAACGGGAAGCTTGGCATAAAACGTCTCACGGGCGTTTGCATCAAGCAGGCTGTCTTCATTCCGGCGAAAGTTCTCATCGGTGAACGAAGTGGGCTCAGGGCTTTCTTCCGTATCATCAGACTCACTGCCATCAGACGAGCCTTCGTCCTTCTCTTCTGACTTTTCTTCGGCATCATCCGATGAGGAAGACTTCGACTCTTCAGTTTCGTCTTCTGATTTCTGACCCTTAGGAGAAGGCGTCTGTGGCTTTTCTTTGTCATCGGAGTTGTCTGAATTAGGAACTTCAACGTAGTCTGCACTCGGGTCGAATTCGCCGTCGCCATCTTCCATGATATCACCAAGGGCGTTCATGAATTGTTCGAAGTCAAGTTCTTCGGTCGAGTTCTCAGCCCGCTCGTAAAGTTCGGTAGCTAGAGCGACAACATCTTCCCAGGTGTTCAGGCTATCAAGGCGATTGACAATCGCTTGTTCTTCGTCCGAGAACTTGACATTCAAGAACGAACCGACCTTGGCGTGAAGGTTGATGCGGTCAATGAACTTTAGCTTATTGACATCCATACCTTCGACACCGAAGAAATTCTTTTCAAAGAGTTCTTGGTAACCATTGTAGAACGACCGACGAAGACCGGGATAACGAGCCTTCATCTTGCGTTCGATACGAGAATCTTCAATGATGTTGAGGAAAGACTTGAAGCCTAAACCCTTCTCAGAGATGCTGGAGTGCCAGCCATCTGCTGGTGTTTCGAGGGCGTGACCGACTTCATGGCCGATTAGCAGGTCGTAAAGGTCAGCCGACATTTCTTTGAAGATCGGCAGCACGACCGTGCGGGTCTCCAGATTGAAGTAAGCGGTGCTTGTCTTCTGGTGTTCTACATGGATATTTTCTGTCGCCAACAACTTGGCGAGAATCGACTTTTCAGCAAACTGGGACATCACAAAACCTCATCAATCAATCAATCATATTATTACTATAGTCGATTCGCGACCAAATGTCAAGCGATTCTTTTAGAAACAACGGCGCTCACGGCGAATATATCGATTGCCGTAGTAGTCATATTCAGTAACTTCTGTGGTGCGGCAGTTGCGGTCACGGCGATAATATGCATCGCGGTTACGATAGTGATATTCATACTCGCGGTCATAAACTTCGCGCTCAACTTCCTCGGCGCGGCTATTGTTGTTTTTAATAGCAGCACCTAGAATAAAGGCACCGAGACCGATAGCAATAGCTTCGCCCGTATTAATATGATTGCCGCGCTTGCGCTCGTGGCGTTCTGTGCGGTGTTCACCACGACCCTTGGCTTCTGCTACTACAGGAGTAGCAAGAACACTGACCGCAACAATACTAGAAATAATAGACTTAAACATAATCATTCTCCTTATATTATTAGTATACACGAATCGATGGTAATGTCAAGTTAAAAACGTGTCATTGACCCATCGGCATGAGCCAAAAATGGCTCAAACTTAATGTTGGGATATTCATCTGCCAAATCTTTGAACATCTGGAGATTGGAAACGGCATCATCAAAGAGACGAGCGCGAGTAAATTTACCAGTGTCAAGGTATTGTTTAATAAAGATTTTCTTAGCTGGAGCAGACGGCATAGCGCCTAGATTACCAGCACGGTGAACATGAATGTCATCGATATCGATGCCTTGTTGACGAAATGTATCTAGAAAAATATCACGGTCATCAAAATCTGACCGAGCGGTAATAACAATCATCTTACTGCCACGGGCTTTGATATTTTTATGCATTGCAATCAATTTGCGAATCGCTTTAGCGATAGGTTCGCTGGTGTCACGAAAATGCCGGGCGTCCCTAAACTCGCTAAAGTCAAAGGATTCACCCGGCTGTAAATTATATGTATTGTATTGCTTGTTGCCCAATGTCTTGATTATCTTACCGCCTTTGACGATATGGACACGGGCTTTGGTACGGAACAATGTCTCGTCAATATCCCAGATAGTTAATCCGGCACTGTCTTGCGACTCACTTATAAACTCTTTAAAACCAATCATATTTATATACTACTCGATTCGTGAGTGAATGTCAAGTAGTATTTATAAAGGAGGGGCTTTCTTTCGAGTTTTCTTGGGCTTTGGAGCATCTTCTTCTGCGTCCGCTTCGATACGGTTCTTCAAACGCTTGGCAACTTCTTCCGCATCAAGCCAGATATCCTTGTTATCAAGCATAGACTTAATTTCTTCTGGCGTCAGGAAGTCTTTATAGAAAGAAGCAAACAACTTCTCAGACCATGCACGGAAGTGTGTGATTTGATCATACATTTCACCACCTTTACCAATGGTGCCACTTGAATAGTTGTGGAACATGAACATGGTATGGTCGGATAGTTCAAAGCGGTCCGCACTAAGGAAGATAAGAGTTGCAGCCGACATACAGATGCCTTCTACCGAACAAACGATAGTAGCATTTGATTCTTGAATTGCTCTTACTATCTGGAGAGCGGCAAACAGGTCGCCACCTTCACTGTTGATACGAATGTAGATGGTATCTGTCTCGCCAGCCGCTCGAAATAACTGGAACCATTCTACATATTCTTCGGCGGCTTTAATTTCGCCGCAAAGATATAGATTTACTACAGTAGCTACAGGTTGCGCAAAGTATCTAGCCTTAGAAGGACCATCAAACTCGTTCATAGAATCTTGTGATTGCGGTGATCTTTTCAATTTGGTTATCAATTATGGGTGTCCTATTCGGCCAGTGGATGTATTCCTTTTCAGGATTTTTCATCAGGTTATACATTAAAGGTAAAATTAAATCTTCTACCTGCTTCAATTTTTCTGAAACTTCCATTTCGACCAGTCGCTTATGTTCTGAAATAAGTGTCGATTGGTCTACATTAAGAAGTCTAGCTTCTAGGTCATATAGCTTGGCCATGATCTCATCTTTGAGACCGCTGGTATCTATATCTTCTTGGGGATTATATGGTTCTCGAACGTGAACCACGGTTTCGGTAGGGTCTTCGAATGTAAATCCGAAATCATAGGTTGTATTGGACATATTTTCTAATATACCTTTCGTTGGGATAAAATATATTCATTTCACCATTTTCCAAAAATTAAAAGCCATGGAGACTCTTTCGCCATCACCTTCGTTTGGTAAAACACGATGCATCAAATCATCAGGAAATAATAATAACAACCCAGCATATGGTTTAATCTGGAAGATTTCTTTTTCAATCTCATACTCAAAATGACCAGCATTTTCTGGAACTTGGAGATAAAGGACTGCACACATCTCATCTGTGCCACCCCTATCGTGATGATGCCACGCATTATAATCGCTACCAGTATTGATATTATACCAGTAAGTTATATCTCCAGTAACACCAGCTACAGTTTGAACATTATCTATAACTGATTCTGCCCAGGAATAAGTTTTTCTATTGCAACGATCACTGTGCCATCCACCTTTATTACTTCGTTTAACAGACTTGGCTATACCGCGCAATGCTAAAACATTGTCGGTGAAATTTTCCGGTAAAGTAAGTTGAACTAATCGCACAAACATAAAAAGAATTAGTCAACTGTAAATTCAGAGGTTGTTTTGGACATATTTTTTAATATACCTTTTTGCTCGTTTTTCAAGGGACTTCATAGCCATCTTCATTTTCATCTCAGAGGCATGGTCAGAAAAATTCAATCCAAGCATATGATCATATTCATGTTGAAAGATTCTAGCGGGCAATCCCGTAAACTCTTCTACTATATATTCACCGTCTATATTCTGGTACGAAGCAGTGATAGCTGCTGGGCGCTTGATAGAAAGCCACAGTCCAGGATAACTTAGACAACCTTCTTTGGCAAGATTAGTTTCTGGTGACCATGAAACAATCTTAGGATTAAAAATATTCTTTCGATTGTCATCATCTGAACCCATTACAAAAACTTTAGCATCGATGCCCACTTGATTTGCCGACAGACCCAGACCCTTTGTTTCTCTGCACTTAGTCCATAGTCTATCTACTAAATCTTTAGCATCTTCTTTATCAAAATCAAAAGTAGTTGGCTCAACCCGAAGTGTCGGATCAGTAAACTTAATTAATTCCATAATCATTTCTTTCTATTATATCCAAGTGTCTCATATTCTTCTGATAAAAAATCCATACAGAATTCATATTCTTTATCAGTTAAGTGTTCAATGGCAAAAGGTTTCTTGAGTGGTTTACTTTCATGTACCGATAGATTTCTAACAACATCTTCAAATTTAAAGATGTTTATGTTATCAGTTATTGGTTCTTTTATCCAGTCTAGTTGACTATGATAAAAATGATTGGTAATTGGATTATTATAACATGTATAAAGATGTAAAGCAAATTTATAAAAATCTCCGAACATTTCAATTCGACCATAGTTATACATACTTATAATTCTATCAAGAGGTTCTCTGACAATAGTAAACTCAATAAAATCTGTTAGATCAAATTTGGAAAGATAATCTCTAACATGTTTTTGTTTTACATGGTAGGGATGGCCATCTTTAATATTATAATTAATTCTTAAATCTTTACCGTCTGAGAATAATTTGCGTATTGATGAACCAGAAGTCTTTGGAATATGAAAAAATAAAATCTTTTTTGTTTGATTAAAAATCATACAACCATTTCGCTATAGTTATTTTTCTTTTCAAACTTAATCAGACTGCGGAACTTATCAAACAGTTGATCGCCCTTATGACTGATAACAAATACATTAGTATCTTCACCCAATGTATCAAGTAGAGACATAATATAATCTGTCCCATTGTTATCTAGAGAACTATCAAACACCTCATCCAAAATCAAAAGATTGGTAGCAACACTATTCTTCATCTTAGCAATCGTTCTCCATGTAAAGAGAAGTGCTAAGTCAATACGTTGCTTTTCACCCTCTGAGAACGAAGCATAACTAAAGTCATCGCGATGGCGAGACTTAATAGTTTCATCAAACTTCTCATCCAGATTAAACTGCACAAAGAAGTCCATTGATTGTAAGTATTTATTCACCAGTTTATTGATAACTGGAAGATACTGCCGAATAATCTTAGTCTTAATACCAGTGTCCTTGAGGAGAGTGGAGACAGCATCCATGTAATGCTTTTCTTCATTCAACTTGGCCTTTTCTTCGTTCTGAACCAGAACTTCCTTAGCATAAGTCTTTAGCTTATTCTTTTCAGTATCTATATCACCAGTTTTAGATGTAATGTCATTCAGTTCTAGATTTAGTGCTTGAATTAATCTTTGTTGAACAATAATTTCATTGTTGTTCGTGATAATCTCTGCACTTAACTCAGAAATTTGTTCGGAGAGAGTCTCATTTTCCGCGATAAGTTCCTCAAGTTTTGTAAACTCTTCCTGTAACTTATCCATTCCCGAAGATAGTTCTTCGATTTTCTCTTGTCTGGATGATACGATGGTTTCTTTATGATCGTGAGCAATGCCTTGCTGGCACGTCGGACATTCGTCTGTCTCATTGTAGAATGCCACCTCCTTCTGGAGATCGCGGAGTTGGGTGGAAAATTTGGTTTTAAAAGATTCGAGTTTCTTTTGCTTTGTGGCGAGATCTCCGAGTGCTGCCTTGGCATCTTCGTGTGTAATCTTCTCTCCTTCGAGTGCAGCAACAAGACCTTGGAAACTGGCGATGGATAATTCACCTTCTTCGATTCGTGAGATAATTTCATCAACTCTTTTCTCACGATTTGCCTCCAGTGTGTCAACATATTCTTTTTGAATTGATGCTTTCTGCTTCAAAACTTCCAGTTTACCGTCGGCATCTTGAATTTGGTCTTTAAGAGCATTCAACTTGTCACGTAATACCACATTCATCGTAGTGAAGATTTGAATATCAAGTAGGTCTTCGATGATGTCTCTACGGGTACCAGACGGCAACTGCATAAACGGTGTAAACGAGGCCGAACCAAGAATTACAATCTGAGTAAAAGATTTGTAGTTCAACTTGAGAATGGATTCCTCAAGATACTTTTGATAGTCACGGGCGGCAGCATCTTGGTTCAACAGTTCACCGTCAACATAGATTTCAAAAAGACCTGGCTTGATGCCGCGAACAATCTTATACAATTTACTACCAGTATGGAATTCTACCTCAACCAGAAGTTGCTTCTTGTTAATAGAGTTTACCAACTGCGGCTTGTTGATGTTACGAAACGGCTTACCGAAAAGGGAGAAGCATAATGCATCAAGCATTGTGGACTTACCGCCGCCATTCTCACCGACTATGAGGGTGCTGGGTGAACGGTCTAGTTTAATTTCAGTAAACTGATTGCCAGTAGAAAGAAAGTTCTTCCAACGAATAGTGTTAAAAATAATCATACTGTAACGTTCTGTGCCTCAACATAGAGAGTTTGTAGAATAGACTTGATACGGTTCTTTTCCAGATCGGTTTGAATGGTGTCAACAAAATCTGAGAGAACAGACATAGTATCTTCCACATTCAACTCGTCATCATCGGTCGCTTCCGTTTCAAATTCAGAAAAGTCTTCAATGATTTTAAGTTCGATTAGATTTAGGTCATACAACTTATCAACAAAGCGGTCAAACTTATAGAAGTCGATTTTCTTCACAACTACCAAGCGAACACAAGAACCGACCATGGGTAGAAGGTCGATGGCAGACGGGTCACCATTAGTATCATCATAGTAGATTTTATGAAAGATTTTAAATGGGTTCTCAAAGAATTCTACTTCGTTTGTTTCCGTATCATATAAGTGATACCCTCTCGGATCATTATAATCATTCCAAGTAAACTCATAGGTATTACCAAGATACAAAATATTACCAGACCGACTACGATGGTGAAAATGACCGCTACAAACGAGAGGAAATCTATCAAAGTCCACAGTGTCCATTCCGTGGTCATTTTTATACCCACGATACATTTCGAAACCTGAAAATTCAAAGTGTCCAAAAACTGCTTGTGCATTACTTTTCTTTACTACCTCCATAGTTTCTGAATAATTACCAGAACAAATCCATGGAACAAGTAGTAGATTTTTTCCGTCTAATCTAATTTCTTCTGCTTCCGAATATGTAATAATGTTTTCATACTCACGGAGCAAAAGGTCTAGTGAGTTTACATCATTAGTATTCTTGAAGAAAGTATCGTGGTTACCAGCAATCATATGAACGTCGATGCCCAAATCACTGGTTTTGTCAAAGAAATACTCTCGGCATTTCTTCAACGTATTATAATTTATAAACTTGCGGCGGTCAAAAACATCACCAAGATGAATAATAGTCTTGATGCCTTCCCGTTCCAGATGAGGGAAGAATGTTTCTGTGTAGAACTTCGCAAAGAAGTTGTCAAACGGAATGGAATCCGACCTAGCACCGAAGTGAGTATCTGTAATCAACGCAATTTTCATGACTTTAGAATTCCAAGTAAAGTATTAGTCTGGCTGATTGCATCATCAAGCGCATGGTGATGCGTGTCATTTTCGGCTGCACGAATCTTAGCATTGCTAAGGCCCATAAGATTCATAACGGTGCGATAGCACATGATGTTATAAAAGCGCCAAGGGTACGGCAGACCTACCGCGGCATATGCAGACTCCAGAATGGTAATATCAAACGAAGCACCGTTGCCCCACGGCATTACCTTGTCTCTACCAATCCAGTCAGTGAAACTTTGTAGTGCGTCCACGAGTTGCAGTTGGTCGACAAGAAGAGCATCTCTAGCCGCGGCACTTTGCTGCATCCACCAATCAATAGTAGACTTGTCAACGTGAAGCCCTGCGGTCTTACAAGATTTAGCATCGATGTTACAGTAGAACTTATCGATAATACCTTCACCGATAGTAAACTTGGTAGCACCAATAGAAAGAATGGTCGCGTTGGCTCTTGTCGAAAGAGTTTCCAAGTCAATCATTACATGAACGGTATTAAGATCAGTTACTTTCATTTACGCTTCTCTTTTGCATATTGTGATAATGCCTTATCGCAGTAGTCACGAATATTTTCTACCGTCACCATATAGTTATGTCTGATATTAGACGGCGTTGCCTTGTCCTGCATAGTATCGACCATCTGCTGGACGATTGCAGGAACAATTAGTTCCTTAGTCATATTACACCTTATTTTTTATCTGTAACCAACGTAGGGGTTGCAGAATTTGTGGCATCAGGAATAGCTTCCTGTAGCGCCTGTTCGGGATCAATCTCTTCGACATCTTGAATGCGCTTCAATGCAATTTGACCATTACAGATCATGTAGTGCTGACCTTCGCCGAGTTTAGACGATTCAAGATAGATGCACCCAGCATTCTGAACCGAAATGTTTCGAACTTCTTCGCGATGACCGGCAACGCTAGTAACAACAGAAATCACAGCGGTAGAAACAACGCCTAGCATCAATAGGGAGAACCAGTTATCAGAAACAAACTTAACAGCAGTATTAACTTTAGGAGAATCAACCATAAATGTACCTTTCAATTAGAAGTGATATTTACATATTACTCTAAATCTAGTCCAGAGTCAACAGTTTTTTGTTTGTCCAGATATTTTGGTCTGCGCTTAGGAATGTTACTGACTTCTGCTGGCTTATCAAAGTCTTCTACCAGGTCAATTGTCTTTTTAAGATAGTCAATAAACTCGTTGCCATAATCACCGCCGTCATGGTCCTGCGTGATTAAATCATGCACATCTAGATTACGGATGTATCGATACTTGGCTGCTTGTTGCTTCTTCTCTTTCGCAATACGGCGTAAGAAGGCATAATACGTAATCTGTGTGAAGTAAGCAAAGGGATTCCTAGACTTAGCAGGATCGAAGTTATCGATGTAAGTAATACAGTTTTCAATTCCATCAAGAATCATTTCCTCGCGATAGGTATAGTTGATGAAGTTTGATTTATATGCTAAGTGATTCGCTATCTTGAGAAAGCATTCTCCTAGATAATTAGGTACGCGAGGCTTCTTACTACGGTCATAGTCGGGTTCAGCTTTAGCAGCCAAAACCTTTTCTCTATACTCCGTAATCTTTTCTAGAAACAAAGCATTATCTACGTAGTGGACATTATTTTTTTTATTCTTGGCCATTGGGACCTCCCTCATGATATAATCTGTTATACTACATTTTTTTATATATAGCAACATTTTTATTCAAAAAAAGTATTTACAACTGGTGATTCTTGTGGTATAAGAAGAGTGTAGCTCTTCAAGAATGAATCAATTAAGTAATCCTTTGCTTCTTAGTATTCTTGCTTGAAGCATTTCCATCTCATCAAACTCATCAATGTCTTCTATTGACTCAGGCGAATCGTTGCCGATATACATGAGGTATTGCTGTAGCAGATTTTCTTTTAATGAACCGGAGGTAAGTATCTCCCCGGCGCTCAAAAGAAAACTTTTGTCAGGAGAAATTCCAATCCATGGCTTCAAAAGAAATGTTTCACCGTTTATTCCTTCATGAGTAACTTGAACCGCAATAACAGCAATCGGATCATCAACCCAATAATTATTAGAGTCAGCTTGGCGAACACCTGCAATGAGTGTTTCGCCATTTTTTAATCTTAGAACAGTCACATCGGTCATAGCTGTATTCTCACTAATTTGTAGTTGAAACCTTCTTCATTATATATCTTAATTCTTTCCACCATATGAGAAAGAGTGTAGTTCTTACGGCTCTTCCATGTTAGGTCATCACCGATATCAAATAGTCTGCACATTGTCTTGTCGGTACCCTTTCGAAGTCCTCTACCGATAGATTGTAGATTTCGAATGCGAGACTTAGAGGGTGAGGCAAAGATAACGTTGTGAAGATTTCTTATATTTATGCCCGTTGAAAACGTGCCGTAGGACGCTATGATGATGGCGTCTTTTTCTTTTTCCGTGATATCTCTAATCGCTTCACGCTGTTGCGTATCTGTGCCACCGTGGACAAAGAAAACTTGGCGATTATCTCCAACCTTGTTATTGATTAGGTCATACAAAACTTGGCCATGCTTTTCAACAAACTGGAATAGAACAAGCGTATTACCCTTCTGGGTGGTAGCAAGGTTTTTAATCACGTTGTTGCGCTTGGGGTGTGTAACCAGCCAGTCCATTTCTTCTTGGTACGTGTAGGTCTTTAGCGCCTTCTTCTCTTCGTCTGTATAGTCTAGAAGAATACAGTGAATATCAAGGTCAGCCACTGAGCCTTGGTCCATCAGTTCCTTAGTAGAGATAACTTTTTTAACTTTACCAAATAGTCCCTCAAGAATAAGTTTATGGGTCTTCATTCCATCTAATGTTCCGGTGGTACCGATGCGATACTTTGTGTTAACGCATTTATCAAAGATAGATGTTAGCGACTTTGCTTTAAACAAATGCGCTTCATCGCCATAGATTACATCAAACTCATCAAAGAATTTTTTCGGTAGCTTATAGATGGACTGCCACGTGGAAATTACAATAGATGCTTCGTTTGATTTTTCATGGCCAGCGTAAATCTTGGCGCAGTTCTGAGATACGTACCACTCGGTGTGCGATGCATAGTCTTGAAAGTCTTTATACATTTGTTCTACGAGTGAAGTGGTAGGAACAATAATCAACTGCTTACGACCAAATTGCTGGTGATATCGCATTAGCAGATAGATGATGAGCGACTTACCAGATGCGGTAGGTGATAGTAGCAGTGTGCGACCGATACGAATAGCATATTTAACCGCTTCTAACTGGTAGTCTCTTGTCTCAATTGGCTTATCTTGGCTATGTAAGTTCAAAGATTCCGCAAACTTTTGCACATCTTCCATAGTAACTGGATCACCAATACGTTCCATGTCAACGTCTACGATGTAGTCTAGTCTCTCCGCAAACTCTCTGAGGTATGGCAGAAGGCCAACATAAAGTTCTTTTGTCCAGATATTGAACAGTCTGGCTTTACCGTCCCATAGTTTGGCACGATACGTTGGCATGAAACGTGCGCCCGGGACTTCAAAAGTGAAGTAATCATTTATTTCTTGTGCAATACCTGGGTCACAATCGACCTTCAGATGCACCTCATTTTTCTTGGAAACTTTTAGATCACTCACATCAATCCGTTTGTAAATTTAGTCCACTCAATGGCATTCTTAATATCCCATGTTCTACTATTTAGTGAGCGTATAATTTGCTCTAATTGGTAGAGTAAGGCTTTAACATATTCTACTTTGTCCATAGCTCGAATGATATCTTCATCACAGTTGATGCGGTCTTCCATATCATGCTTCAATGGCTTTAGGCCTTGATACTGGTTCCAACCCTTATCTTGTAGTTCATCTAGGGTCATTTCACCTCGAAAGTATTTACCTTTATCTCGGCGCAAACGGTAGTAATCTGCTTCTGCTTTTCGCAGTTGCAGTTTAGTATTTGAAAGAATATTCAAATACTTTGCATGTAATTCTGGCGTTTTAGTGGATTCTCTACCTAGATTTAGCTCATCTATTTTAGAATCGCCTGTCCACATTTCTTGGACTTCTGATAATTTCATAATATAACCTCAATAGTTATTTAATAAACTTATACATCGTATATTTAAAAGTGACCTGTGCTGTTAGATACTGGACATTACCATCACTGATATCAAATTCCAGTCCTTGTAAAGTTGTTGGATAACAATCAATGAATTTAATTTCCATCGCTTTATTTAGGTCGGAATCTAGAACGACTAATGTTCCATCAGAATAATCACCAGAGCTACTAAAGCCCCTTTCGGTTCCGCCTCTGGCCAGTTTAAATTGTTTATACTGGTTACGCTCTTCCGGAAAGCCTAGACCAATTAGCCAATCGTGTAACTCAATATAGTTTTGGAAGTTTTCTTGAACGATAAACTTTATGGTCAATTCATCATACGTAAGATTGGTACCAGGAACAGTGAAGTCAACCAAAGGGTTGGACACATATGCATTACCGATTGATAATGCTGGAATCATAGCAGACTGGCAAAAGAACGATACATTAGGAAGCGTGTCGATATTAAACTGAAAACCATTTGGTTTCAGATAATTCAAAGTATCAGGTTTATCTAATGTTCTTCTTGACATATCTTTCTCCGTCTATTATTTATAACGAAAAAGGGGAGAGCATTTCTGCTCCCCCCAGTTTTTTGCAACCCTTCCTCTAATGGGAAGGTATCGATTACATAAGGTTAGTAACCTTAACGCGACGATAGTATTGGTTACGGTTGGCAGTGAATGTATCAGCGTCAGTTGTGCCGTTCGACTGTGTTACGTATGGGTTAGCAATCATGCCGTAACGTGTCTTGAAGCCAATCTTTGGCTGGAAGCTGTTAGGGTCGATAGCGCGAACCATTTGTAGTGGAACGTATGGGCAGTAGAAGAGACCAGCATCATATGCTGTAGCGCCCTTATAACCAACAACGTAGAACTGGCTAGCAGCGCCTGTGTTAGCTGAGTAAGGATCAACATAAACCTTCTTACCGCTGATTGTACCAACAAATGTGTTGCCAGTATCATCAACATCAAGAGCAGGAGCACCCTGTAGAGCGCGGCCTGTGTCTAGAACACCAGCCATAGCTAGAGCAGCCGCAACATCCGACGAACAGATGATGAAGTTACCTTTACCACGACGGGTATCTTGTGCGATTACGTTAGCGTCACGTTCCATGTTGAACAGAAGACCCTTGAAACGCTCAACGCTCCAACGACCGTTTGAGTCAACGTCAAGATCGAAAGTACCAGCTGTTGCTGTTGAAGCAGCGCCTGGCTTAGCAACCTTGTAGATTGTGCGGATAACTTCGCGGTTGATTTCGTTTAGAATTTCTTGCGAAAGAATGTTCGAAAGTTCTGATTCAGCATCAAGACCGTGAATAGCCTTAAGATCCTGTGCCAGTTCAACTGTGTATTCAGCCTTCAGCGCACGGGTCTTGGCAGTTACAGTTGTCTTTTCGATGCTGAATGCCATTTCACCGAAAGCGCCGTCGCCTTCTCCGCCTTCGCCGAGACGTTCTGCATCAGCAGTAGCCAAGCCAGTACCTGTGGTGTAAGAACCGTCAACTGGGTTCGAGCCAGCGTGAGTACCTGTACCAGAGAAGTCTGTATCGGCTTCGTTGAAGAGAGCTTCTGTGCCAGCTTGTGTGGAGTAGTTTGACTTCATTGCGAAGATCAAACCAGTTGGGCCAGTCATTGGCTGAACGCCAGCAACGTCATATGCCATTAGGTTAGGAAGAGCGCGACGAACGAGCGAGATGAGAATTGGATCATAACGGTCGATGTTTGAAGCACCTGAACCAGCAATGTTATTTGCTGAAGCATCTTCGAAAAGTGCAGATTTTTCTTCGCGTAGGGCCTTTTCTTGGTTTTCAAGAACGACGGCTGTAACTGCGCGACGGTAGTTGTCTTTAATCGAGCCTAGGCCGTCGTGATTAAGAACAGGTTCCCACTTCTTTTGTAGTTGTTCTGAAAGAAACATTTAGTTTTCTCCTTGTGTGTCAATATCTTTTATTTATAAAAAATTACTTTTGAGCAGCAATCTTATCCAGTGCTTGGACATACTTACTGACTGTCGATTCGTCTAAAACTTCAACACCTTCATCTTCTAGTTTGTCTTCCACAATGGTCGACTTAGAAGCAGGGAAATAATTTTCCTTGATGACGTTTAGCTTTTCTTCAAAGATGTCTGCGTTCTCGAATTCTACATCAGCTACCAACGCCTTAAACTTTTCAGCATCGGTCTTTGCAAGATCTTCAGAAACGACGGTGAATACACCGTCTTTCATAAGGGCTACATTGTTATTGTGCAGTTCTACATTTGCAGAAATTTGTTCGTCCAACTTAGCAGATACTTCTTCTAGTTGGGCTTGCATTTCACCAAGCACATCATATTTCTCTTCGGGAACATCAATATAATGTTCTGCGAACAGGTTCTTCATGCCGTTGATGAATGATTCCGCGATATCGGTGCGGAGACCATTTTCAACAGCAAGTGCGTTATCTTCAACCCACTTTTCAATTACATAGTTAAGATAAGAATCGACCTTCTCGGTCAAGTCGGCCTTGAACTCTTCCATCAATTCTGCGGCTTCTGAAATGAGGCCTTCTTCGATGTTTTGAATTTGATTGGCTACACGGGCAGTTACCATCGCTTCAAACAGCGACGATGCTTTACCACGGAATTCTTCTGATAGTTCTTCGTTACCATCAAAGAGAGTAGCAAGATCAGTAGTGAAATCTTCTTCGATCATTTCGCCATCTTCCTCTGTTTCTTCTTGATGAACATTACCTCTTGACGATGCCATGTTTACAACCGAAGTTGGGTCACTATGGGTCGTAAAGTTGGGTGCATTACCTGCACCGCCCTGAGAAAGTGTAGCCTGATTACTGGAAACTGGAGCAGCTTCCTTAGCACCCGGATTATCAGTTTCTTCATCACGCTCACTAGAAATAGTAGCATCTTGTGAATCGCCTTGGCGAGGTTGAGTTTGATCACCTGCAACCTTAGCTGGGATGGATGTATCCTTACCGCCGGCAGCGCCTAGTTTGCCAGCAGCAGGTGCGTCTTCGGAAGAACCCTGTTTAGGGTTAGTTGCATCACCTGCAACCTTCTCATCTAGAACTTCCTCGGATAGTTGCTTCTTAGTTAGCAACTCTCTGATTTTGTTTTCTACACTCATTTGCGTCTCCTAAATGGATTTTTATATTCTATTTATAAAAATATTACTTTGAAGAAAGATGACGCAAGAAACGTTCAAAGACTTGGATCTTTGCTTCTTCGAGTTGTTTCTTACTTGCTTTCTTAATATACTTCTTAGACATATCGCAATGCTGTTCGGTCCAAACACCATTCACAACTAGCCATTCTTTATTTTCCATGATACCACGAACAAAGGCATCTGGTGCTGAGGGGTCAGCTACGATATCAGCCGCTGTTGCTAGATGAAAATCATCCTGCACAACTTGAACGCCGTCTCTGTTTTCCTTCAAAGTACCGAGGCCTCTTGACGAAACGCCAAGTTGACCGCCAGACTCAATTAGACCACGAGCGATATTGCCCATTGGTGTTTCTGTTAGTTTCGCTTTACCAATCCAGTTATCACCATCTTGGCGAAGTTCTGTAATGATATGCGATACTCTATCTAGATTGATTGATGGACCATCTGGATGTCCTAATTCACCAAAGGCTCTATTGTTCTCAACTGCTTCCTTCATGTAACGATTGATTTCTTTACCCATGATGTCTCCTGGGTACATACGGCCGTTACGATTTTTAATGTTGGACTGCAGGAAAACACCCTCAATATAGAGAGTCTTCTTACCTTCTTTTTCTTCTGTGATATAACGAACTTGTTCGTTGACTTCGGTAATAAGTTTCATTAGCCTAGGTCTCCTTGATCTTGATGTTGCTGTGGACCATAACCGGAAACCTTGGCAAGTTCTAGAACTACTGCGCCAGTACCAGAAGAAAAGTCAACTACAATATCTGAGCCATTTTCTTCATTGTCAGACCAGCCCAAGAATTCCATCTTGCCTGTACCAGAAAGATAATATAGAACTTCACTGTCTCTAGTAACCGTGGCGGTATCTCCATCTGACATTCCCCAATGAATGGTACGAATGTTTACTTTAGGTGAAGACTGTGTTTCAGATGTCTTCTTTAGGTCGGTAGCAAGGGCAATAGTGGCAGACCCGGTCCCGCGCACTTTGACCACGCCGTGAACTTGTGTTAACTTTAGTACCGTTTTCGTTGCCATTTACTATTCCCTTTACTTATTTCTTCTTGCCGCGAAGAAGTTTAAAATCGTGGCCGTCTACTTTACCATTCTTATTGGCGTCAATCTTATGTTGATCACCCTTTAGTTCTTCGTCAGTCTGTTCGACTTCTTCGTTGGCTTTCTTAGCCCTCTTGGCCATCTCAATTGTTTTGAGCGCACGCATAGAACCCATCATGTCTTTGTTCATCTTGGCAAAAGACTGTGGTTTCTTTAACGAGCTAGATTTACCATCTGCACTAGTATTATAATCTCTTTCGTGCTTTCCTTTTAGGTAACGATTCGCCATATCAGAAGAGATTTCATCGATTGTTTCGACTTCTTCGTTCGACAACTTGGCAGCAATAGCCATCTGACGGCGCTTCTCGTCGCTCTTACCCTTGAATTGAGGAGCATCGGAGTCCTTGAAGTCCTTGATAACATCACCCATCTTGGCTTTCGCCATGTTGATGCGCTCTTGAAGTTGTTTATAGGTCTTCATCGGTGTCCTCTATTTCTTCTAAATCGCCATGGTCATTTTCGTCGGTTACTTCGTAGTGATCGAAATCTTCGACATCATTATCTTCTGGCGTATCGTTATAAATTCCCGCTGCCATATCTTGTCGCATTTGATCTAATTGTTCGCCTGCTTTAAGGTCCATAATATCATTAAAAACTTGTTCGGCATCTGCAAAGGTGCCGCTTTCAATGTTATTTATTAAGTCACTAATGTTACTGTTGTCCATCATCTTGTCCTTGGTTTTGCTGTTGAACCTCTGCTGGAGGTTCGCCTTCTAGTGGTGAATAGTCGGGCGGCGAAACTTCAGGAGGACTTGCATCATTTTGCTTCTTAATCTCTTCAATTTCGTCGTCGGATAATTTAAGAATTTTATCTTGAACATACTCTCTACTATACATTGTGCCGATAAACGGTGCAACACCTTGAAGAATTTCAACTCTAGACTGTAGAATTTGTTGTTCTTTGGATTCTGTATAGAAAGCATCGGTTGCAAAAACATACTTGATATCATATCTCATCTTTTCCCAATCGGCTTCGGTAATGATACCTTTGAGAATAAGTTGGGTCTTTAGTAGATCATCAAATAGAAGTGTGAAACGACGGCGCAGTTTAGAAATAAACTTTGTAAACTTCCATTCGTCTCTATTGATTTCAGCAGCACGACCAAAGTTAAGGCCAGTTTGCTGTTCAAGTCTTGACATCGGAACGTTCAACGCTTGATATAGTTTGCGCTGGAAGTATTCGATGTCTCCCATTTCGCCTAAACCCTGACCACCTGGTAGAGTTTCAATCTGTGTGCCTCTACCACCTTCGCGGCGCGGCAACCAAAAATCTTCAAGCATTGACATAAACTTTTTATCATCACGTATTTCCCCAGTCTGAGAATCGTAAACAACTTTATTACGATACTGGTTCATGATACCCTTGAGATACTGTTCGGCTTTAATCTTTGGAAGATTGCCAACATCAACGTAGAATACACGGCGCTCTGGCGCTCTCGTGATACGATAGATGACTGCGGCATTTTCCATCATACGCAACTGATTTGCTGGGCGAATAGCCTTATGCAAATAAGATAGCGGCATATTTCTGTCCATGTCCTTCAAGCCAGAAGGAACAAAGCAGATAGAATCTTTTTCGATGCGCATGGTGGCACCGGCGGTAGAAGTGAGTGATGCAGATGGTGTGAACGTTTTGTTTGGAATTAGACCACGTTCATTATAGATAAAGTATTCTTTAATATCTTTAATGAACTCTACACCAGTTTTTGCATCCTTTTCCTTTTGGATCTCTCTCATCTTCTTAATTTTTCTTGGGTCAATATAGCGGATGTCTGCTAGACCCTTCTTTAGATTGGCTGTGTCAACGACTTTATGAAAGAAAAGTCTTCCATCGATGTACCAATGTCTAAAGTAATCTTGGGCTCTTAGATTGAAGTCCAACATATTAAGTAGTAGTTGAAATTCTTCTTGAACCATCTTCTTAATATTCTTAGACAAATCTACTTCATCAAGATCTATCTTTACTGGAGCTTCATCGTCCAGATTTGCAATAGAATCATTTACAATATCATCAATTGCAGTATCGATATCTGCCATCATAGCAATATCACGATACTTACGAATCAATTCTATTTCATTATTTGTGGTGCCATCGATATCGATGTATGTACCATAGTAGCCACCGGCTTTGATAGTTTCTACGCCACCATCGTCCGTTGGCGCCACAAACGATTTCTCAGTTTGTGACGCCGTAGACTTTTCAATTTTATAACCAAATATCTGCATTAAATTATCCTAGTTGGATGGAATTATGCAGTCAGATAATGTGAGTAGTTAAAAGTTACGGTGAACTCTTCAATTACGTCATTCTGACCATACTGTAGACCAATTTCCGACATGTTAATCGGGAAAGCATTATAAAGAACATATGTCATAAGTGGATCGTCATTACGATCTAGATGTTCTACTGACATATCGACTTGATAGTCAATTGGATTTAGAATACCAGTGTTGGCTTCTAGATCATTCATACCATTCATCCACTCTTCGAATGGACGACGAAGTGACATTGCAGTATCGTTAACAACTGTGATTGTGAACGGATCAAAGATGCGCTCACCTGCCAACTTAACTTCGCGGCCGCGGTATTGAATGATTGTTGGGTTTACTGTTGACGCAGGAAGTGCTGCACCTGTAACCAGTAGCGAATATTCTGTATCAGGAACCGAACCTACGAAACCTGGGAATGTTAGAATAACACGAAACTGGTTTGGTCTAGCACCACCAGCCCCTAGTAACCCTTTAAATTTTGAAATATCCATTTATAAATCTCCTATTTCTATTTAGTCGGGTTATTAGGCACCAACTTCTGTGAACGATACTGAGGTGCGAACCGCAACAAAGTTCAACTGGATGAAGTTGATCGAACGTGCTGGCTTGATATAGATATCAGCAACAAATTCGTTGCGATCAATAACTTCACCAGTATTGTTTGTTTCGTCACAAACCACGCGGAAGTCAAAGATGCCACGACGACCACGAACGTCACGTAGGAATGGTTCTACCATCGAACGGAACTGTGCGCGAGTGAAGACATCGTTGAATTCAAAGAGTTGATACTTAGCCGCAGTTGCGATAGCCTTTTGAAGAACGATGAATAGACGGCGAACGTTGATACGGTCAAAAGCACTTGGCTTTGTAAGAAGTGTCTTATCACCATAAAGTAGTGTGCCTTCGCCCGGGAAGGTAACAACTGGGTTAACGCCGCTCTTATACAGAACATCACGTTCTGTTTGATTTGGCGACCAAATCAACTTGACAACATTCTTAATCTGACCACGATTGAAGCCAGCTGGTGACCACCATGCATCATTTGTTTGATCTGTGCGGGCGCAGAGACCAGCCGTATCAGCGTTCAAAGGAACATTGACGTAAGCATCATTATAGCGGTCATATTGGCGTTTCCAACCAGAATCCATAACTGCATATGAAGTATTGCGGTTAATATCAGTTTGACGATATGCTACAACATCGGCCGCTTCTTCACCTGCGTTGTTATAAACATCCTCTAGGGGAGGCGAGAAGAATACCATACAATCTAGGCGGGCAAGTGCCACGCTGTCGATTGCATATTGGACAACTGCTGCGGCATGACCACCGGTTAGGATAAGTGAAATATCTACTGTTTCTTTATTTGCGAATAGTGCGTAACCAGATTGAAGGTTACCAGATGATGGTGCACCATCAACACCAGCACTAAGATTATATACTACTGGGTCAGCTAAAGTGTCAAATTCTGTATCAGCACCTGAACCCCAGTTTGTGCTTGCTGGATGATCCATCCACCACACATATTGTGAGCTATTTAGAACTTCTTTGTAATAGTTATTTGTTCCGTCTGCAATTCTAGCACCCACCATTTTAGATGCAAACGCATAAGTGGCAAGAACAGTACCAGATGAACCAGAAAACTTACCATCTGTATCGACGATTACAATATGTACCTCGTCGTCATCGCTGTTGTTTTCATTGGCGTAGACGCTCGTGCCAGGCGCGGCGTCAAAATATGATTCATAGTCCCAGCCAGTAAACGAATCGACATCTGCTATGTGAACTGCAAGAGAATTGCCGTAAACACCCGGGTATTTAGCAGCAATTACACCAACCGCTGCTTGGCCACTAGCATAGTTTGCTTCATAGTGGTCTTCATTCTTAATAAGAATAGCGGTTCCGGTCGAAATAGCATTCTTAGCGGTGCTGCCGACTGAACGAACTAGCTGAAGGTTGTTACCATAGCCTAAAAAGTTGGCTGCGGTGAACCAGTCGATTGTATTTTTTGGTAGACCAAAGAACTTTCTAAGATCATTTTCTGATGCTACGGTACGAATTTCTTCTACCGGGCCCCAGTTGAAATCACCCACAAACGCGCCTGCCGAAGTCGATACGGCTGGGATAACGTTTGTTAGATCCTTCTCAGTTACTAGGACTCCTGGCGATAATTGAAAAGCCATATTCTTCTCCTCGTTGTAAACCTGACAATATTAACTTGTCGTTTTATGTTTTTATTTATAAAAATGTAAAAGTTACAGTAGCCAACCCGCTCGTCGAGGTTCTTCATCGTCTTGTGTAACTTTCCAAAGGTCACCATTTGATACAAAATAGTCTTCTTGGTGTCCATTACTTATTGTTCCGAATGGAGTTAGTTCATCCTCGATGCTATCCATTTGATCTTTATACATTTTCTCACGAATATCAACATTTGTCATATCTTTGAAGTATGGATTACTTGTCATCCATGCTAATAGAACGAGACTCATTACAAGGTCATCAAAGTAACCTTCGTCTGCCTGCCAAGATCCCTGTTTTTCAATGAATGTAGAGAACTCGGAAATTGTTTCGGCATCAAATACTAATAATTTTTGTTCTTCAAGTAGAGATTTTAGAGCAAAACAACCCTGTCTCTTTACTTGCTTAGTCATTCTAACACCGCGCTGGGTCTTTGTACCAAAACCGGGTGATAGATATTGCTTTAAAGCGGTCTTTACAGTAGTCAGAATATTATCATACTCTAACTCCATGTGTAGAATATCGGCCACCTGTTGGCCGATATCATTGATTTCAACAAGAATATATGCCTTGTTGTATTCGTTACCCACTTTAGCTACGATGTTAGGAAACAACATCGGAGCAATTTTATTATCACGATACTTAGCAACCAGTCTATATGGCGCTTCGGTAACATCTAACAGTGTGAAAGCAGAATAGTCTCCACCTACACCTCTTGCCGTGTCTACACCCATAGCATAGATGTGGCCGTCGATGGGTTCTTCAAAAATATCCAGACCATCTCGTGTGTGAATAGGATCAATAGAACTCATTGCACCCAAAGTCTTAGCTGAGACAAGAGTGTTGCTTGAACCAAGAAACTCACAAAGAACTTCTTGGTTGAACTTTAGTTCTCCCAGTAAGCGAAGTTGTTCTTCTGCCCATGCTTCGTCTCTACCAGGAATTCTATGATAAGGAATAAACATAGGCACAAAGCCGTTGTTTCCTTTTTCAGCCTCATTCCAGAATTTCCAGAAGTGATTGTAGCCCAGCGGTGTAGAGGTCAGAAGAATCTTAGTTGTCTGACCCGCGGAAATTGTAGGATAAACAGAAGCAAAGAATTGTTCTGCGACGGTGTTTGGAATAATTGCCGCTTCGTCAATGTATAGCCAGTTAACAGACTTACCACGAATACCAGAAGCAGTTGTAGCAGCGGTGAAAATCTTAGAGCCGTTTTCCAGCTCTACGTCACCCTTGTTCCATGTCTTAACACCTTGTTGCATCCATAGCGGCAAGTTTTCATACATACCCTGATAACGAGCCATAACTTCGCGGGCAGCAGCCGTCTTGTTGGCCATGATAGCCACTGTCTTACTGTCTTGAAAGAGAGTATACCAAAGAATACATGCCGCAGAAGTAATAGTCTTACCCTGCTGGCGACCTTCCATGAGAATTGCTTTACGATTCCCCAGAATATGTTTTACTTTTTCTTTCTGACAATCATACAACTTAAACAACTGGAGTCCATAATCCAGTGTAACAATCATACAGTAATTTTCAATGAAGTAAATAGGATCTTCCTGGCATTTTTCGATTTCTGCCAGTTGTTCAAATGTAAAGTTGTGCTTATGACCGATCGGCTTTAAGTTAATATTACCGTGGTACGAGGATTCCTCACTCATGATCTATTACTTTAGCTCTCTCTGCTTTCAAGGCTTTGAGTAAATCAGATGTAGAACCAGAAAAGATGATATTGTTTTGAGTATCAATGCTCTGTTTCTTGGGTTCTTCTTCTCGTAGTCTCTTTTTCTTGGACTGCAAATCAAGAAGGTCTTTTGCAGCATCGCCCGTTGTTTTAATCAACTGGCCGACAACTTCATATGCGCGAGGACTATCACTTGCAAGAGCGACATTCAACATACCTTCGAGTGCTTGTTGGCTGGTACCAATCAAATCGTTTAGTTTTTTTCTTGCGACAAGATAGTCATCTTCGATATCATCACCCGTAGATATGATTTCTGGTACCAAAGGTTTCTCAACTACAGTTGGTACTTGGTCTTTTTGGTTAAGAACTTCGTCCATGTGAGTGCCAAAGATGGCATCTAATTTGTCGTATTGGTTACTCGAATGATTCATCAAATTGCTCCACATAACTCCAATCATCAAGATACGAAGCATCTTCAGGTGTGTATGTCACTTGGTATTTAACTTTTTCTAAATTACCCTCTTTGGGATCAAGATTGGCATATGTATTGGCGATTGCAGTTTTAATATAACCCTGCATATCAACTGGACCATAGAAATTCAATCCAAGATTGAAGGTTAAATTCCATACAATCGATTGTCTTTGCGTGAACTCGCCTTCGTAATTATCTTCAAATGAAACATTTTCAAGAATAATTTGCAAGTCTCTTTTAATTCCCATTTCAGGAATATCAGTGATAGTCACATTGAAATCAGGATTAAAAAATGGTAAAATTTGTTCAATGATTTGAAGGCCGTCATCCTGGTTCTTCGTTATAATGAACAAAGATATTGCCAAAGTATATGGTGTGCTAGTGTATTGAACTCTTACTTTATCAGGATCATCACCAACACCAACTGCTATATTTTTAGTAAGAATATTTAATTTCTGTTGTGGGTTATATTGAAGACCAGTAATCTCGAACCCAATTCTAGGTAATGTGATTGCAACCGACGCAGGATCATTTCCAGGTACCGCAGCAACTCTTGCTAGAAACTTATCTTTAGGTCCGTATGCGAGAGGCACTCGAATGGACTGAGCCACTTCACCTGCAGAGTTTTTACGCTCTACGGTTAGCTGATTGAATATCGTTCCAAAGGCAATAATAGCTTTACGAATGTGCTGGTGATAGAAGTGTTGTTTCAAAAACATTATGTTATCGTCCTTACTTGAACTTCACCGAATGGATTAAACGCGGTAAAATCTAGGAACTCTGCCGCCGCATCTTCAAAATCATTAGTCTGATCCAGAGGATCAACGTTTGATGTGCCACTTTCTTGTAAGATGATGGAGTCGCTGGTATTTGATAGAACATAATCACCAGACTGCATGATAAGTTGCCAATCATAAAGGTCTTGAGTTAGACCATCGGTAATACCATCGATTTCTTCAAGACCAGTATCAATGGTTTCAGAACTAAATTCGAATACCTGACATGACATTTTATATGTATAAATTTTTCCCAACTGGTAGAAAGGATTTAGAAAGTCCACATAGTTGATTTGAAAGAATGTCTTTGTCTTAGGAAAGAACAGTAAATCGCCTTCTGCTGGACGCTCTGGCAACTGCAAATTTTCTGCATTTCTACCAACAGATTCTTCCCAGCGGCGTCTCGCAACAACAAACGTTGCGGTCGATCTAAACTCAAAGCCAAACTTTGTTAGTAACTCACCTTGACCTTCGAAGCCTTCTGTGTTTTCAAGATACATTTCCAATGGATATGCTTGGGTAAAATATGATAGCGCATCTTCATATAGAATTTCGTCTTTGTTTGCTATCGTTCTTGGAAGATAGTAGACATCATGTCCATAAATCTTCATACTTTCGATAACAAGGTCCTCCAACAAACGTTGTTCGTTTGTTGTACCCGATGTATTTCCTGATTGAAAGTAGAAGTTAGTTGGCATGATATTAGCCCACCATAAAATCGACTGGCAGTTCCGAACTTAGCTGCATGTCTCGTTGTATCATTCTAATTTCCTCGACGGCTTCATCATAGACCTGCTGGCCATTCATGACGATACCACCGGGCAATTGCATACCACCAAATTTTTTCATGTTGTCTCCCCACTGCTTTTTAATCAAAGCCGTGGCATACTCTTTTAAGAATCTATCGTCATAGACTTGAGTGAATGTATTTGGGTCAACAATTCGATAGCATTCAACGATGATAAAATCACCTGGTTCAAATACATCTTTCCAATTACAGTGAATTTCTAGCTTATCGGTCTTACGATTGTATGCAAATGATCTATCGCCAACCAGAAGCATATCTAACATTGACAAGTATTGTTTCATCTGAGTGAAATAAATCATGTCCGCAGATAATAGGTTATACATATCATTCATACGGAACTGATAGATAACGTCAAACATATTGTTTGCATTATTCATACCAGAGCTTGGACCATTTACTGGCAACACTCTTATTACGCCGATAACGGCATCAGAAATGGATACATAACCATTCTCAATATCACCTGGTGTATAGAAATTGCTTGTTGCAACTAAAGCGCGACTAAAGCCCGAAGTTTCGCCGGTAAGTGTTTCACCCGCAACAAAAGCGCCGCTAACTTTACTAGCAGTTATTACCACTCCATTGATTGATACAATTCTACATGATGCACCAGATGTGGCGCCTACAAGAGTTTCACCAACTTCAAATGAGGGAGGTGAAAGACCAGAAAATCGTAGAGTTGCACCTGTAATTTGTTGCGGGAGATAAATTCTCTCGACTCCATCAAAATGAAACTCTTGAAAATACTGTAATGCATCATCGATGCGATCTTCTACCTGATCTTCATCGACGTTAATTTCAATTACTGGAAACCCGAGTCTGCGCAAACAGTAATCGATTAAACCTTGTCTTGATGAAATTGCCATATCTTGTCCTCTTTGGACTATTTATAATGCATTATCACTTGACATTAATGGCGTCATCTGGTTTTCTATATTTAACCATTTGTGTAATGGGCAATTCGCACTCGCCATTTTAATTTTTAATGGCATAATACAACCACATTCTCTGCAGGTTTTTAATACAGTAAATGATGGACAGATTTTGCAAATATTATATCTAGTTTCTTGAATTTCACTACTTGCTAAAAATGAAACGCCTGCATTGTTTTCTGGTGTAGAATTCGTTCCGGATATGTCTATCTTGGCATCAATGATTTCTTGTATTTCAATCTCAGACAGTTTTCTAATGACCCATGTTTGATGCCACTCATCGTCTTTAAATTCTGGTGTACCTTCTTCAACAGTTTCGTCTTCATTTAGTAAAGGTTGTGGTGTAGTTACTAATGGGTACACGTTATAATTGGCTAATAGTTCTGGATGCGGCATCTGACTATTTTGATAAATGACCGCATCAGGAACATCAGCGAACAACTGTTCCAACGTATAGTTGACAGGTATATTATTTTCTAATTTTATATGTCTCACTATTAAACTCCTACACTCGTGTTATTATTACTTGACCTGGACCAGAATGTGTAGCACCTGTTGCTATTTGACTGGTTCCTGCATTATAAGATCCGCCGCCGCCCCCGCGACCAGCATACGCCCAACCACCTGAACCGCCGCCAGAATAACCGCCTCCGCCACCGCCCCCGCCCCAACTTCCTGCGCCACCGCCAAAACCACCATCACCACCGTTTAGTACCAATCCGTTTGGACTAGTATATAAAGCAGACCATGTGAAATTGCCCCCGCAATAGTAACTCTGTCCGCCCAACCAACCGTTTCCGCCGCCGCCGCCGCATATTCCTTGGGAGAGACTAGCAGAACCACCAGTACCACCAGCGCCGCCGTTGTTTTGACCTGCGCTGCCACTAGTTCCAGTTTGTCCGCCTGATAGTGCTTGAGTTCCAACACCGCCGCATCCTCCACCACCTGCTGCTACTAGAGGATTGGTAGTTTGACCCGTCACCCAAACGAATGTACCGCCACCGCCGCCACCGCCGCCCCAGCTATAGGTGGACTGGGTCATACCACGTTGACCCACTACAATAGATAATACTTGTCCTTCAGTGAGTTGAAAATTACCTTGTATTCTTGCTCCCAACCCACCGGATGAAGCAGGGTTTCCTGCCGCATCTTGCAGTCCGTCTGCACCTTGAGCCCCATAACAGTTAATACTATATGTGCCCGTTTCAGGCACTGTCCATAGTTGAATACCGCTTGACGTATTAAAGAATGAGGTATTGCTTTTCCATGCATCGACGCCCGTACCAGTTAATCCCGTGCGTGCAGTTGCTAAACTTGGTCCAGCACTTCCAGTCTGACCCCCTGGAGTAAACGTGGCATTAGTAAATGAGTAGAGTGCAGCCAAAAGTGGCGGCCAAAGAGATTGTCTCCGATAATCTCCTGCTTCTGCAAGACTCCAAACACCACTAGCAGAACCTGTTGTTGGTGTGTGTTTTGGTCCTATTCTACCGCCATTACCGCGCATATTTAATTCCTATAATCTAGTAATTGTAACAGAACCATTGGCGGAAGAAAATCCAGAAAGAGACGACACGGACCCAGAAGCGTTTCCACCCGCAGTCACGGAAACTAAGGAGCCCGTCCAAAACGAACCACCGCCTTGCCCTCCTCCATGACCTGGATTACCCGCACCAGGCCAATTCATACCGCCGCCGCCGCCAGTATATCCGCCGCCGCCACCGCCAGAGAGACCGTTACCACCTCCGCCTGCACCACCACCAAAACCGCCACACTCTGAAGTTGTTTGCCCATTTCTTCCGCCACCAAAAATAGAAACTCCTGAACGAGTGCCTTTGTAACCTATATTAGAGTAACTGCCCATGGTTCCGTCTGCTCGTGCGTCTGTGCCGTCTGATAACCACCCTGCACCACCTCCACCTGGACCGTTCCAAGTTCCTTGGGCGCCGTCATTGGAAGAGTAACGTCCGCCCTGACCTAAACCAATATAACCGCCATTACCTCTGCCGCCACCTTCAGTTGGTGTGCTGGTAGAACTGCCGTTGCCGCCAAACCCAAGATCATGACCAGTTCCGCCGCCACCACCCGCACATACTATAAGCGACCCACTACCAACATTACCTGTAAAAACCCAGCTGCCACCGCCTCCATGTCCACCCGAACCGCCGCCACCCGAATGCCCACATTGGCCTACAATTATGTTGTATACTGTGCCCCCAGTTAACGTCACATTTGTGATAACACTAGCTCCGCGGCCCGCAGCTGGTCCAATGCTAGACCCACCATTAGCACCAATACAGTCAATCCTGTATGTGCCTGTCGCCGGACAAGTCCATTGTTGTGTCCCGTTAGACACGGAAAAATGACTGGAAAGAAATGCTGCGCCAGAATATGCAGTTTGACATTGTGCTAAGGTTGGTCCATTGATTCCTGTCGCAGTCGCGTTAGTGAATGTGTGTGCAGTGAAGGCATATAATGATGGTGGCGCCAAAGATGGCCAATTGGATGCACCTTTTTCCGCATGTGCAGATAGGAGATCCCACATTCCAGAAGCAGAACTTGTTGAGACTGTTGGGAGTTTACCTCTTACTCCACCATTAAACCTTCTGCCCATGTTACGAAATCTCTTCGTAACTGCAAACCGCCTCCAGATCTGAGTTTGCATTGGCGGTCAGGCGAAGAGAATCACCTTCTTCAAGATAGATACTTGCGTCTTTAGATAACACAACCAAGGTGGCATCCGCTGGAACAACTACGGTGTTTGCGATGCGGTATGCGGTAGAACTTCTGAAAAGATCCACAGTGACTTCTGCGTTGTTTGTGCCGTCGATATTTGCGACAATAAGAGAATTTATCTTAAAAACTTTTCCGCTACTGCCACTATTGGTGACAATCGCCGTTGCAGAAGTTGTTACAGCAAGAACTGCGGTCTTGCCTACAATTGTGGTCACGTTTACAATATTTGGTGCTGCCATTTTATCCTCCGAATACTATTGCCATAGCAATGGCTTTACCTGTCGTAACACCGGCGGCTGGTTTATTAGATAAATCAGCATACGAACCAGATGTCGCAACAGTTGCCAAACTTGATGTATTTGCTTTGGCAGTCAATTGTGTTTGAATTGCAGATGTTACACCGTCTAGATAACTCAACTCTGTTGAAGAAACATCACCAATGCTTGTTGTTGATGGTAATACAACTGTTCCTGTAAATGTTGGACCAGCAAACATAGTGGCTTTTGATTCGTTTGTAACATTTCCAAGACCCAGTGTAGTTCTAGCTGTAGCGGCATCGGCGTCATCTACTAGAGTTAGACCAAAGGCACTGACCGCAGAAGAATTTAACTTAGTTCCGATACTGGTAGTAATCGTTGTTGAGAAGTTTGCATCGTCATTAAGTGCCGCCGCAAGTTCGTTCAATGTGTTTAATGCTGAAGGTGCAGTATCAATTACGTTTGCAACTGCCGTGGTTGCTGCATTATCAGCATAGGTCTTAGTCGCAATTGTTGAGTCTACGGCAACAGAGCCATTAGTAATAGCAATACCAGTTCCTGCGCTAAAGTGGGCGCGGACATCTGTAGCACTTGGTCCAGTAAAGGTAAATACGCCAGTTGAATTGTTATATGCTAATGAACCGTCGCCGCCAGAGTCGGTAACTGAGACTGCGCCCCTAGCAAGTGCATCCGTATACTGTGTGATTGATGTTGAGATGGCGCCATCGGTAATACCAATTCCAGTTCCTGCGCTAAAGTGGGCGCGAACATTCGCTGCCGATGGTCCTGTATAAGTTATTACACCAGTTGTATTGTTGTATGCTAGTGTACCATCGCCGCCAGAATCTGTTACTGATAATGCGGTTTTTACATCCGCAATAGCCCCAATAGTTTTGACAGAGGCCGAACCCTCTACTTGATCATTTATTTGTTTAGGCGTAAGTGTTACATCTGTAAGTAGTTTACCACCAACATTGTCAAACAAGAAACTTCTAGTTCTGCGCGACATTATTCAGAAACTTCTGTTGTCTTAACAATTGCTGTCCATCTGACGGTTTTACTGGCTGCACCAGTTACAAACACATTAATGGCGTCATTTGTATTATCTGCGCGAACATCAACCACCCATGCAATATCGTCCTGTGCAACAGCAACTTCGTAAACATTACCTACGTTGGCAACAGTGTTGGAAAAGTTATCTGCGCACCCCATTAGGTGCCAAGATGCACTCTCGCCAGTTGCGTCTGTTCTTCTTGCAACAATAGATACTTCATAAAATAAAGTAGTATTGGTCGGCACAGGTATTCTAGTAGAACCCCCTATGAGAATCTCTGCTTCTGTTGCATTCGTGGTTGTACCATACAGCACATACTGTTTGGTATAATAATCCGTTTCGCCTTGCGTCAATTGCCCATCGAATGTAATATTACCCGTGCCAGTAATATTATTAGAATTTAAATCTAAATCTCCGCCAAGTTGAGGAGTAGTGTCATCAACTACATCTGCGATGCCACCACCGGGAGAACCGCCATCGAGGCTGCCCATGTCATAGGTTTCACCTGCGCTAGTTAAGTCTCCGAGATCGACTTCATCTGCAAAAAATACAGGAACTTGTTCACTGACACCGATTTCGATTATGGCGCCATTGGTTCTTTTTGTGTATAACGCTCCGTCGGCCAAATTAACAGCAAGTTCACCTACTGCAATATCACCAGCGCCTGGTATAGCACCTAGTGTTTCACTTCTTTTTAATTGAACTACGGTTGCCATATTAATTCAATAGGGCCCCCGCGGAATCATAAATTGCAACACGAGAGATAGAATACCACTGTGTTACAGATGATGCCATTAATTCGATTGAACCATTTGCTGCGACCTGAATTGCTGCGTTTGCTGATAATGCGTCGATTGTTCCACCAGTTGCTGGATAGATACTAAGAGTATTTGCGCCTTTATTAACAATAATAATTCTACGTCCAGCAGTTGCGGTTGGGAGTTTGACTCCAGTAGATGAAGCAACTGTAGTAACTACGTTATAATCTACAGTTAAAGCAGTAGCACCTGCTTGATCTGAACCGGCGGCAGAAACAGCGTTGTTATTATTTACAACCGCACCATTCAATGCTGGTGTTGTTAATGTTTTGTTAGTTAGGGTGTCTGTAGTATCTTTAAGAACAATTATTCCTGTAGCATCGGGAAGAGAAACACTTCTATCTGCGGTTGGATCTACTGTTGTTAGCGTAGTTTCAAATCCATCAGCAGTGGCACCCTCAAACACAAAGGCATTTTGAATGTTAACTGTTGTCGAATCTACTGTTGTGGTTGTACCAGAAACCGTGAGATTGCCAGTGATAGTTAAGTTATTATTTACTGTGGTAGTTCCTGTGGCAGCACCGATAGAAAGAGTAGTTGCTGCACCAGCAAAGTTTACAGTTGTAGCAGTTGTATTAACAAGCGCAAATGTTGTGCTTGGTGTAGTTAATGATGTTGTGATTGCAGGGCTTGTGCCAAATACAGCAGCACCAGATCCAGTTTCATCTGTTAGTGCAGTAGCAAGTTGAGAAGAAGTGAATGATCCAAGAACAGCAGCGTTACCAACCGATGTAACATGTCCAGTTAGATTGGCATTGGTCGTTACATTACCAGCAGTAAGACCTGATGCTGTACCAGTTACATTGGTCATTACACCAGAGGCAGGAGTTCCAAGTGCTGGTGCAGTTAGCGTTGGACTGGTAAGTGTCTTGTTAGTTAGAGTCTGAGTCGCTGCCAGAGATACAATTTCGAATCCTCCTGCAGCCACACCGTCGTGAACTACTATAGTGTCTTTTGTTGTATTGACGGTAACTTCACCCTCCGCACCAGTAAAGGTCGCGTGCTGGGTAGTAGTTCCTCTTCTAAGTTGTAAAATTGTTGCCATTTGTATCTCCTAGTCCACCGTTTTTAGGTAGTATATGTTCCACCATCAAGAATGGCACCGTCTTTTATGTTTGCTAGAGTGGTTTTCAACAACTCATGTCCACCAGCAGTGGAACCGTCATGCACTCTTATCGAATTGTTTGTTGTATCTACGGTAATTTCAGCTACGGCACCAGTAAAGGTATTGTGTTGAGTGGAAGTACCTCTTCTTAGTTTAACTCTTGCTGCCATTATGCGATGCTCCCGTAATCAACTGCGTTATATGCAGCGACTTCATCAGTGATTAATCCATAATCCAGGTCAGTTATCTGGTTCAAACGAACAACAGCAACACCCGGTGTTGTAGTGGTATCTACATTGAAATCGCTAAATGCGGTGTCGGCAAATGAAATCGTTGCCACTGATGTTGCTGCGCCACCATCATTAACTTCAACACCGCCAAGAGCAACAACTGTTCCGTCGGTCTTTTTAGAGAAGATTTTCTTGTCTACTAAATTAACAGCAAGTTCGCCGATTGCTAGATCGGCACCAACTGGTGCCGCCCCGCCAGTCTCGCTTCTTTTTATTTGAACTACTGTTGCCATAGATTAATCCTATTCATTTTTTGTAAAGTTGGATTCTTCCCAGTTATCTTCAGAAGACTTTTTCGACTTAGGAGAGGCAGTAGCATTCAATGCTTCTTCTAGTTCCTGTATCTTTGCTGTCAATTCAGCAACAGTCTCGTTGGCGATATTCAACTGGGTTTTCAACATAATACTATCAAGTGTTATCGTTTTAAGTTGCTCTGCCAAATTATTAATATACGAATTGATGAACTTAGTTTGATCCATTATGTATCTCCACGAAGTTGGGGTGGGATAATCCCACCCCATTCTTATCTATTTATTAGTATGTTCCACCGTCGATATTACCGAACGAAGGAGCAGCACCTGAACCACCAGATGTCAGAACTTGACCAGCAGTTCCCGCAGCGGTAACACCGAGTGCATCAGTACCATTACCGAACATAACACCGTTAGCAGTAAACGTTGCCGCACCAGTACCACCGTTTGGAACAGTGATTGCTGAAGCAAGCGACGAAATAGTTCCGCCTTCGAGGTTAGCAACAAGAGTAGCAATCGAATACCCAGTTGCGCCTGTGTTAACAGTTGTAGTTGGGGCAACTTGTGAATCTTTGAAGAGTCTCCACTTACCGTCCGAAGCATCGCGGAAGATACCTGAGTAAAGGTCTAGCGAACCGCTGGTATCATACATACCGAACAGACCGATGTCAACTGCGTCAGTTGCGTTATTGTCGTTACCAACGAATACGAGTGGATCGGTAACAGTTAGAGTTGTCGAGTTAACAGTAGTTGTTGTTCCCGAAACTGTAAGGTTACCAGCAACTGTTACGTTAGCACCTGAAAGTGTA